AAATTCAGCTACAGATCGTCCTAGGTGATGCCGAGTTTGAAAACTCAAGTTTGGTTGGTGTGTATGAAGTAGACAAGTCAGCTGGCAGTGTTACCATAAGTGCATTAAAAACTTCTACAATCTATAAACTTCGTGCAAGATATGTTAATAGCACAGGCACTGTAAGCGGTCCTTGGAGCGATATATACTATGCAACCAATGGCGGTAAAACAGATAACCTAAGTATTGTAACTGCCATAGACGTAGTCTTGGATGGAACTCATTTAGTAGCTACTGTTGCAGGTGTAACAGATAAACCTAGTAATTTTAAAACTTATGAGTACAGATTTTACAAAGACACAGGTGTTGAAGATTTTTGGGATTTAGATCGAACAACTAACGGTATTATCGCAATTCAAAGCCTGGATTCCGCTAGGCTTAGTTTGTTAGATGTACCACAACCACGAATGTCAACAGCCGGTATTACCTATCGAGTTGCTTGCCGAGTATTAGATAATAACGGTAATTACAGTACTGAAAGTGCTCTTGGCACGTATGTATTAACCACAATACAATAAGGAAAAATATGTCAGCTGAATTAAGTCCAGGAATTAAATCCCTGCATTTATCTCTAGACACACCAGTTGATGCTATCACAGGAAAGGTCAGAAATGACCTTTCCGCTGTTAAAGTATGGTATTCATCAGTAGCTGGTTTCAACCCAAATACCAGCGAAGGATCACTGGCATTTAACGGATTGAGTTTAGATATAACAATATCCAACCTACTACCAAATACTCAATACTATGTTAGATATGCTTTTATATCTGCAATTGATCCAACTGTATTCACACTGTCGGACGAAGAAAGCGAACTAACTTATGATGAATCAGTAAGTGTATATGGTAATCTAACTAATCCTAACAGTGTTATTCCAACAGCTGCAGATGGAAGTGGCGGCAATTATTCTGTTGCTGCAGGTAGTTTTAAAGTTTACAGTTACAGCACTGAAGTAACCGGCAATGGTGTAGTTTATGCAAAAGTAGCAGACTCAACTGTTGGTGGATTAGATGCCTCAATTAACCCAACCACAGGCGTGTATACAGTTAGCGGACTAACTGGTAATTATGGTAGCGTATTATTTTCTGCTACTTACGATGGTGTTACAGTATTTACTACACTTGTGGTTACAAAAGCCCGAGCTGGTGTTGATGGTACAAATGCACAACTACTAAAAATTGTAGCCGAAGGTAATAGTTTCTTGTTCAAAGACACCTCTGCTAGCGTTGCAGACACACAACAACTAACCTTTAGTGCAAAACTGCAAAATCTAACAGCCACAGTAGCGTGGACAGCAGAAGCATTTGATGTAAACAGAACGTCGCTTGGACCTATTGCTTTTACCAGCAATACCAATACCAACTCGATTACGATCAGCAATAGTCAGTTTAATCCAAATGCATACAGTAATCAAGTAGCTTATGTAGCAGTTATTGCAAGTTATAATTTATTATCTGATACTGTTACTGTTTATCGTATCAATAATGGTACTGAACAAATTATTGTTGAACTTAGTAACGAAGCACATACAATTCCTGCTAATTACGATGGTACTACTGAACCCGCAGGTTACATAGGTAGCGGCACAACTATTCGTGTAAAAGAAGGCAATAACTATTTACCAGTAGATTACTCAAGCCCTTATGCAGACGGAACTTGGACGGTTATTTCCACAACCGGAACCAACATTACACCAGACCCTACACCTGGAGTATTTACCAGTAGCATAGATTATGACACTCATGCTAATATGACTTCTAACCAAGCTCATATTGATTATGTTATAGCTGGTAAAACTTCAACTGGCAAAGCATTTAATATTACACGTCGCCAGAGCTTTGCCAAAAGCGTTGGTGGAGTTCCGGGCTTTAGTGCATATTTAGTTACACTAACAACAACCGAGCTTGTGTTTATTAAGTTCAAAAATGGCACACACAACACCAACTCAGTTACTATTTTTTCTAATACGCAAAATATTACTAATCCCGTTTATAGCTGGACAGTTAATGGCGTAGTTCAAGCGGGTGCAACGCAGCAACAGTTTGCGTTTGCTCGCCCAGCAACTGTGGGTGCATATACGATTGGTGTAACAGTAACTTCTTCGAGTGATAGTTCTGTGAGTGCCAGCGACACAATGTCTATTGCGTATATTGAAGAAGGTTCGGACGCATACACATTCTTATTCAAAGATCCTCAAATTGTGCTAAGTGCCAATAACTTGGGTATTGTTGAAAATGGTATCACACAAGTAACCAATCACATTATTGGTGCTAGAGGAATTGCACTGTTAGTGCCTGGCACAGATATTGTTTATACTGTAGATAGCACTGAAAATTGTACTGCTAATATAACAACAGTAACTGGCACGTGGAATCAACAATTTACAATAAGTGGTAGTATTTACTCTAATGCGAGTATTTCAAATGCCAAAGTAGTTATAAAGTGTCAAGTACCTGGTGGTCCAAGTTTCTTGCAAACTTGTTATATTGCCAAAGTAAAAACCGGAGCTACAGGTGCCACAGGCGCAACAGGTGCGGCAGGTGCTAATGCAGTTCTTGTTGATTTGGTTAGCGAAGCAGATGTTGTAACCAGTACAGCAGAAGGCACAGGGTATACTTTACCTAGCGGAAATAGCCTAAGATTATACTCTGGTAACACACTAGTAACAACTGGAGTTTCCTATAGCGGAACAGCCACAAAAAATGGTTTAACCGCCACTGTTAATGCAACCACAGGAGCTATAACTCTTAGCGGGTCGTCTTGGACAACCAACAGCGAAACATTCAATATTACTGCTACATATAATGGTGTTAGTTATACAGCAGCATACACTATAGCAAAGTCACGTGCAGGTAGTGATGCGGTGCTAGTTGACTTGCTAAGCGAAACTGAAGTTGTTAATACAAATAGTTCTGGTACTGGATATACCCTACCTACCGGCAACAGCATGCGGCTGTTCAAAGGAGGAGTACAGATTACTAGTGGTGTTGCGTATACTGGAACCACAACCAAAAACGGTTTAACAGTATCAATAGATGCCAACACAGGAGCACTATCTCTTAGCGGAGCTAGTTGGACCAGTGACAAAGAAACATTTACACTAACCGCAACTTATGTTGGCGTAGCGTATACTTATACATATAAAATTGCCAAAGCCAAGCAAGGTACTGCTGGTACAAATGGTACAAATGGTGCAACAGGAGCAACCGGAGCAACAGGACCCCAAGGGCCTGCCGGTGCAAATGGCACAAATGGCACAAATGGTTTAAAGTCAACCAGCGGTTATATTTACTTTGCAACTTCACAAGGCAGTGCACCAGCTACACCAAGTGCTAGTAGTTTTAATTTTACTACAGGTACATTTAGTGGTTTAACTGGTGGTTGGTCTACTACTATTACCATGACAGGTAACGGCACGTACTGGTCTAGTCGTTATGTTGTAACCGAATCAAGCTCTGGATCTAATGCAGGTGCGCCGTCATTTAGTGCAGCATTTACCCACCAAAATTTTAGTGGACTAGTTACTTTTTCAAATTTAGACGGATACGCTACGCAAAGTTATGCTAATACTGTTGCCAGCAATGCCGTAAGTGATAGACCAACGTACTATGCGTTACAAACTCAAGGCTATACTACCATTCATGGCGGCAATATAAGCACAGGCACATTAAGCGCTGATCGTATCCAATCAGGTACAACTAATTATTATTATCAAGGTCAGTTTGGTTTTGGTGTTGGAAGTGTACTTGCAGGTATATCTACCGTAGGATTTTTTAGAAGTACGGATGGTGGTACGCTCGGTCTTGGAGTATCCTCTCAAAGTAACCTAGCTTTTGCTGCAACAACTGTTTCAAGTACTATAGCCGGCGGCTTTGGTAATCGAAATGGCTATGGTATTGATGACTTATTTAGTGGAAACAATATCACCTTAGCAAACTTTGCTGCCCCTACAATTGCTGGATTTGTTCAAAGAAGGTCTCAAGGTGGTAACGCTAGCTTTGTGGCGGCAGATGGAAATAGCTTAGGTTACGTAAAGATGGGGTTTAGGGAAGGCAATGCTGAATACGGACTTCAAGCTGTTCATGGACCATCCGGCAAATACGCAACATTAGCATCATCATCGCATTCTATATATGTTAATAATGGGCCGGTGGGCCCTTTTACTGGATCACACGACGGACTACTAGACAAATCAGTTACTCCAGTACCAGGCGATATTATGGTAGATATTGACGTTATAGCTTATAAGGAAGTATCTGATACTATAACAACTATTGAACTATCTAGTACAATCAATCAGCCTGGAGTAATCGGAATATATGTAAGTTTGTCTGATCAAATCCCTGTACCATTAACGATTAGGCAAGAACAACTAGTTGAAGGAATAGATGGCGACAATGTTACTACAACAGTAGAGGCAATAAACCCAATATACGAGTACTTAACTGATACATATAATTACGTAATTGTAAACTCACTTGGTGAAGGTTTGATTAACGTTTGCGGAGAAAATGGAAACATTGAGCTTGGCGATTTAATTGTTTCAAGCTCCATACCTGGCAAAGGTATGCGTCAAAGTGATAATATCATGCGTAGTTACACAGTTGCCAAAGCTCGTGAAAGTGTTGTATTTGATTCACCTGATCAAGTAAAAATGATAGCTTGTATATATTTATGCGGCTAACCCATACCCTGCCCATGAAATTGGGCAGGGTATTTTTTTATGTTGACAGTATTTTGCTCTTATGCTATAATAATACCAAATGTCCATAGATATCGAAAAATTTTCGTAACAAGCCCTTAGCTTGTTAGTTCAACAAATTGCCTAGTATTGCGCTAATACTGGTCACCCTCGAAGCCAACAGGCAAGGAAACTATTCATGATAAATTTAAGCACTGAAGGCTGGCCACAAATATTGGTAATGGTAAGCTTAGCGGTTATAGCAATTTTTATTGGTACTCAAAAGCTTTTTAAAGAGTGGAAGTCCACCAATGCGGAAACCAGCATTATTACGCTAATGCATCAAGAACTAGAGCGGCTGTCTGAGCAAAATACCTCTTTAAGCCAAGAGTTGGGTAGATTAAACACCGAGATTATAAAATTAAATCAAGAGTTACACAATCTAACCATAGAAAATCAAAGATTACATACGGAAGTAGTTACTTTAACTAGTGAAGTTAGTAGATTACAAGCAATACTGATTAAAAGGGCTCCTTATGGCATCACCAGTTAAGCTAAACTTTCAAATATACCAAGGCGGAACATTTAAACAAATTTTACGCTGGGAGTCAGGAACCAAGGCTTATGTTCCTATTACTAACATTACAAAAAGCGCCCCTGTAGCAATTACTGCAGTAGGGCATGATATTCCTCCTGGTTGGCGTGTTAAAGTACTCAACGCAGGTGGCATGAAAGAAATCAATAGCGCAGATACCTACTATCAAGCCACAGTAGTAACAGATAACTTAATTGAACTAAATAGTGTGGTAAGTTTAAACTATTCAAACTATACCAGCGGTGGTGTACTAGAATACAATCTGCCAATTAACCTATCAGGATATACTGGTAAATTAACACTAGCAGACAGTGTTAACAGCACCACAGCTTTGTATGAGACTACATCAGCTGCCGGCGGAGTAGTATTAGATAATGAAGCGCATACTATAACAATTAACATACCTGCATCAGCTACACGAGATTTCAACTTTTCAAAAGCAGTATATGATCTTAGTTTACAACGAGGTACTGAGATTACGCCTTTTGCAACTGGGTTAATATTTTTAACTAAGGGAGCAAATATATAATGGAAAGCGTAGTAGTATCCTCAACCGAAATAGTTGTAATTGAAACAGATACTAGCAATACAGTTACTACTGGTACTTTGCTGGGTGCAGGAACGGGGGATGGGGTAAGCTCTATTAGTCAAGCGATTGACGTAGACATAACCGAACTAACTACCGGATCTATTCTCGTATATAATGCTATGAATGCGCAGTGGAAAGCCACCCTACTGCTACAAGAGCAAACAATAGAATGTGGCCAGTTCTAAAAGGAATTAATAATGTCTTCAACAATTAAGATAAAAAGATCCGAAGTTGCAGGTAATCCTGCAGTTTTGGGAGCAGGTGAACTGGCTTATTCTGGTTTAACTGACAATGGCGTAAACGGCGGAGATCGTCTATACGTTGGTATGGGTACTGAAACTGCAGGTAATGCAGTTAATCACGTTGTAATCGGAGGTAAGTACTTTACCGATATGCTAGACCATAGCAAAGGTGTACTAACTGCCAACTCAGCAATTATTACCGATGCTAGTAAAAAATTAGATCAATTATTAGTTGATAATATTGATATTAATGGTAATGCTATTGCTGCAACAAATCTAAACGGTGATCTTGGTATTGCTGGTAATGGTAGTGGTAAAGTATTGATTTCAAATGTATACAGACTACCCAATGTTGATGGTACCGCTGGTTACGTACTAACCACTGATGGCAGTGGTAATGTTGCTTGGAATGCAGCCGTTAGTAGTCTAAATATTTTAGGCAATACTGGCACAGATACTTTAAATCTACTCACAGACTCCTTGTCAATTACTGGTACAGGACCAGTTAGTACAGCAGTTAATGCAGCTACTAATACCTTAGCTATTACAGTTGCAAATGCAACTACAACTACAACAGGTATTGCTAGTTTTTCTACTAATGATTTTAGTGTGTCAAGCGGAGCAGTTAGCCTTAAAACCAACGCAATTTATAATGCTGTTGGTTCAATGCTGTCAGGCACTCAAAGTGGTATCACAGTTAGCCTGAATAATCTAAATAACACATTAGATTTTGTTGTAGGTTCTTTGAATGTTAGCTTAACAGGAGCTGTTGAAAGCACTATTACTAGCACTGGTCCTAATACTAGTGTTTTAAGTGTTACTATTCCTAATAGTTCTATTGCCAATAATAAACTGGCTAATAATACTGTTACTATCGGTACAACACAAGTTGCGTTAGGTGCTACAGCAGTGAATTTGCTAGGCCTACAAAGTTTAGATGTTGATAATATTAACATCAACGGAAACACCATTGGTATTACAGATACCAACGGTAATTTAAGCTTGGCTGCTAACGGCACAGGAACAATTGCAGCAAATAACTTCCGTATTAGTGGTTTAGCTGATCCAATTAATCCTAATGATGCAGCTACAAAAGCATATGTTGACGCACGAAGCGCAGGCCTAGACCCTAAGGCGTCAGTAAGAGTAGCAACTACCGAAAACATTAGTTTAAGTGGCACTCCAAGCATCGACGGAGTTTCAATTGTTGAAGGCAACCGCGTTTTGGTTAAAAACCAAACAATTGCCACACAAAACGGTATTTACATAGTATCTGCAAGCTCATGGTCTCGCAGCGCAGACTTTGATCAAGATCAAGAAGCAACTGCTGGCGTATTCTTTTTTGTTGAAGAAGGTGTAACCAACGGCGACGCTGGTTTTGTACTAACAACTGATAATCAAGTAACGATTGGTGTAACTGACTTAACTTTCACACAGTTCTCTGGCACAGGTCAAATTGTTGCTGGTGCTGGCTTGCAAAAGTCCGGCAATGAACTAAGTGTTAACGTACTAAGTACCGGTGGCATTGAAATTGTTGCTGATAACCTGCAACTAAAAAGCAGCTTAGCAGGAGCAGGTTTAACGTACTCAAATGGTGTGCTAAACCTAGTTGGTACAACAGATCGTATTACTGTTAATTCAGACAACTTAGATATTGCAGCTACTTATGCAGGTCAAACTTCAATTACTACTCTTGGTACTATTGCTACAGGTACTTGGAATGGTACTGCAATTAGTGCCAGTTACGGTGGTACCGGAGTATCCTCATTTACAGTTGGTGATTTACTAGTTGCTAATACCACATCAAGCCTTGCTAAACTAGGTTTAGGCCAAGACGGAAAGATTCTACAATCAAACGGTACTACTCTAGTATACGCAGACATTGATGGTGGAACCTACTAAGTATAGTTGCTACTATACCACACCTTTTTAGGAACAAATATGTCAAATAAAATTATCTTAAAAAAATCATCTGTTAACAGCAAAGCGCCTGTTACAGGTGACTTAGAGTATGGTGAACTGGCTCTTAACTACGCAGATGGTAAGCTGTACTTTAAAACCCCCGGTAATACAATTGACTACTTTAGTTCTGGAGATTTGGTAACTGGACCAACAGGACCGCAAGGTACTGTTGGCGCTACTGGGCCACAAGGTTTGCAAGGACCCCAAGGTGTAACAGGCCCTACAGGAGCGCAAGGTGTTGTTGGCCCAACAGGTGCTACAGGTGCTGACTCAACAGTTGCAGGTCCCACAGGTGCGCAAGGTATTCAAGGTATTCAAGGTGTTGTGGGACCCACAGGTGCTACAGGTGCCGACTCAACAGTAGCAGGCCCCACAGGTGCACAAGGCGTTGCAGGTCCCACAGGTGCACAAGGTATTGTGGGCCCTACAGGTGCACAGGGTACACAAGGTGTAACAGGCCCCACAGGTGCCCAAGGTGAAACCGGCGTGCAAGGTATACAAGGTGTGCAGGGTGTAGCAGGCCCCACAGGTGCACAAGGCACACAAGGCGTTCAAGGTGTGCAGGGTGTAGCAGGCCCCACCGGTGCTGTAGGCCCCACAGGTGCACAAGGCAGCACAGGTGCAGCTGGTCCCACAGGACCACAAGGCCCACAAGGTCCACAAGGACTTCAAGGCAATCAAGGCCTGCAAGGTGTTGCAGGCCCAACAGGTCCACAAGGTGTAGAAGGGGCAGCCTCAACAGTAGCAGGCCCCACAGGACCAACCGGTCCAGTTAATAGCTCTAGCGTATACACAGGTATTGAAGTAGATACTTTTACTTCCAACGGATCTACAACCAGCTATACACTAAGCTTACAGCCAATAAGCAAAGACTATGTACTAGTAATGTTGCAAGGTACCTTGCAGCCTCGCAGTATTTATTCAGTTAGTGGATCCACACTAACATTTACTGAAGCACCAACAGCAGGTGCCCTAATAGAAATTACCACGTTTACAGCAGCACAAGATGTTGTTGTTGGTCCCACAGGACCGCAGGGCACACAAGGTGTGCAAGGAATTCAAGGCATCACAGGTGCCACAGGCCCAACTGGCAGTGTGGGTCCCACAGGACCACAAGGTGTAGCAGGACCCACAGGTGCTACTGGTGCTAACTCAACAGTGGCGGGCCCCACTGGCGCTCAAGGACCACAAGGAGTACAAGGACCCATAGGTACGGCAGGGCCCACAGGTGCACAAGGTATTCAGGGCCCACAAGGTATTCAGGGTATTCAAGGTGTAGCAGGCCCCACAGGCCCAGCAGGTAGTGGTGGAAGTACAGGGTTACAAGAAAACACACGAACTTCCAGTTATCAGCTAACAGCATCGGATAATGGCAAGTATATTAATATTAGTAATGGTGGTGTAACAGTTCCTGTTAACACATTTATTGCAGGTAATACTATTTCTATTTATAATAATTCAGCAGCTTCACAAACAATTGTTCAAGCTGCAGGCGTAACAATTTATTTAATTGGTACTAGTATAACTGGCAGCAGAACACTAGCACAACGAGGTTTAGCTACACTACTATGTGTGGCTAACAACGAATTTGTGATTACTGGCGGAGGTTTATCCTAATGTCAGTTATTCAACTATTTTTTGCATATATAAGTGATTTAGTTTCGCCATATGCTTGGAGTATTATCAGAGCAGTTTGGCCTAGCACAGGTAGTTCTGGTATTTTTAGTGTTGCTGCTCAAGAAACTTCAGCGTCTGGGGTGTTTTTTAAACCAGATGGTACTAAAATGTACGTTTTAGGCACTTCAGGTGGAGACGTAAATGAGTATAATTTAGCCACGCCCTGGGATGTTACAACCGCTAGTTTTGTACAATCCCAATTCCAAGGCTATCCTAGTGAGAGTACACCAACAGGTATATTTTTTAAACCAGATGGTTTAACCATGTATTTAATTGGTCAAAGCAATGATTTTGTTGCCCAATATACACTAACAACTGCTTGGGATATAAGCACATTTAGTTTTACTGAAAGATTTAGCATTAACGCTCAAGAAGGTAGTTCAGAAAGCGTATTTTTCAGCACAGACGGTACAAAAATGTACGTAATAGGCAATGGAGGAGATGATGTAAATGAGTATACATTATATACTGCTTGGAGTGTGAGTACAGCTAGTTACACACGAGTATTTAGCGTTGTCGCGCAAGAAGCAATCCCTAGAGCGCTGTTTTTTAAACCAGACGGTACTAAAATGTATGTAAGCGGTAATAGTGAAAAAATACATGAGTACACACTAACAACGCCTTGGAATCTTTCCAGTGCTAGTTTTACAAGAAGTACAATAGATATAGGTGAGTTTAGATCAAGCATAAATGTAGGGTGTATATTTATAAAACCAGATGGCACAGAACTGTACGTTGCAAATGATTTAACAGATGATATTATTACTTTTACAATGCTGACCCCTTGGGATGTTTCCAGCTTAGTAATAAAAAGACCTACTTACAGTGCTAGTACACAGCCACAATTTGCAGGTGCACACGATTTGTTTTTTCACCCAGACGGAACAAAAGTGTTTATCTTAGGGCAATCCCTTAGTTTTGTGGTTTGCTATGATCTTTTAGAACCTTGGCGTATACAAACTATTAGATATGTTAATGAATTTAATGTAGGTACTCAAGAGAGTTCGCCTACCGGTTTATTTTTTAGACCCGACGGTTTAAAAATGTACGTAATTGGAACCAACAATGACAGAGTACAAGAGTACAATTTATCAACAGCGTGGAACGTTACCACAGCAGTATTCAGTCAGAATTTTAGCGTAGGAGCGCGAGACTCTACTCCTGATGGATTGTTTTTTACACCAGACGGTCTAACAATGTACGTAGTTGGAAACAGAGTATATCAGTTTGTATTAACAACAGCTTGGAATATTAGTACTGCAAGTTATGTTAGAGAGTATAACACAAACCTACAAGATACTTCGCACAACGCTATATACTTTAAACCAGATGGTTCGAGAATGTACACTGTAGGTAATAACAATGCCGCAGTATATGAATACTTATTAACAACACCTTGGAACGTAGGTACCGCGTCTTATGTTCAAAACTTTAGCGTAACTGCCCAGCAAACTAATCCACGTGGTATAAGTTTTAAACCAGACGGTACTACAATGTATATAGTGGGTGGAGGGTCGGTGCACGAGTATGTTATTCAATAACATTATTAATCTACTAAAGGTAATTAAATGAGCATTTTAAAATTAAAGCCGTACAGCTTAGACCAAGCGGCGGAATATACTTTTGGTAGTATTACAGTTACCGGTCTAAGCAACCTGGGTAACCTAAGCAACATTGTAATTGCTGACGGTACGACAGGTCAAACCGTAATCAAAAACGCACTAGGCGGTTTAACTTGGGTTACACCTTTTAGCGGTAGCTATACTGACTTAACAAACAAACCAACACTTACTGTTGGCCCAACGGGTCCACAAGGTGAAGTAGGCCCACAAGGCATACAAGGTGTACAAGGCGTTGCAGGTCCCACAGGTCCGCAGGGCTTACAAGGGGATGCAGGCGTTGCGGGGCCCACAGGTGCACAAGGCGCACAAGGTATACAAGGTGTTGCAGGTCCAACAGGTGCACAAGGTGATACCGGAGCCCAAGGCGTTGCGGGACCCACAGGTGCACAAGGCATACAAGGCATACAAGGTACGCAAGGCGAAACCGGTGCACAAGGCACGCAAGGTACGCAAGGTTTGGTGGGTCCAACAGGCTCACAAGGTGTTGCAGGCCCCACAGGCCCACAAGGTAATACTGGTCTACAAGGCCCAACAGGCTCACAGGGTGAAACTGGTATACAAGGCCCTACAGGTGCTCAAGGATTGCAAGGCACTCAAGGCATACAAGGTATACAAGGTGTTGCAGGTCCCACAGGCCCACAAGGTATTCAAGGCGAAGTAGGCCCACAAGGAAGTACTGGTCTACAAGGTCCAACAGGTGCACAAGGTGCACAAGGTGTGCAAGGTGAACTGGGTCCCACAGGACCACAAGGTATTCAAGGCGAAGTAGGTCCTCAAGGTATAGCAGGCCCTACTGGATCACAAGGTGCTCAAGGTGTTTCAATCACACTCAAAGGCGAAGCAGCTGACGTAGCCAGTTTGCCAGCTTCAGCTGACATAAACGATGCCTACATTGTACAGTCAGACGGTAACTTGTGGGTATGGAATGGTACTACTTGGACAGATGCTGGTCAAATTGTTGGTCCGCAAGGTCCCACAGGTGCTGCTTCCACAGTTGCTGGACCAACAGGCGCGCAAGGTGAAACCGGTGCACAAGGTCCTACTGGGCCACAAGGTATTCAGGGTACCCAAGGTGTGCAAGGTGAAGTGGGCCCAACAGGTGCACAAGGTGTTGTAGGTCCAACAGGTGCACAAGGTGATGCAGGCGTTGCAGGTCCCACAGGTGCACAAGGTGTGCAAGGTGTGCAAGGTGTGCAAGGCACACAAGGCGATGTAGGCCCACAAGGTGCAACTGGACCCACAGGTGCACAAGGCTCAGACGGAACAAGCGTAACACTAAAAGGCTCCGTAGCACTATTATCAGACTTAGACTACATTAACACACCACAAGTTGGAGACTTATATGTTGTCCTAGAAGGTGGTAATGGTTATGTTTATAATGGTTCTGTGTGGAGCAGTGTAGGAGCTATCAGAGGTCCACAAGGACCAACAGGTGTTCAAGGAGCCGCTGGCCCCACCGGTGCACAAGGTGTTCAGGGAGTTCAAGGACCAACTGGCCCACAAGGTGTTCAAGGTGAAACAGGTACACAAGGTGCTCAAGGAGTTCAAGGACCCACAGGTGCACAAGGTGCTCAAGGTGTGCAAGGACCCACAGGTGCACAAGGCGCGCAAGGTGAAACTGGTGCTCAAGGATTACAGGGTACTCAAGGCATACAAGGTGTGCAAGGCGAAGTGGGCCCAACAGGACCACAAGGTTTGGTGGGCCCAACAGGTGCTCAAGGAGCCGATGGCCTGGACTCAACAGTGGCTGGTCCACAAGGCATTCAAGGACCAACTGGTCCGCAAGGCACACAAGGCATTCAAGGCGACACTGGTGCCACAGGCCCAACAGGTGCACAGGGTGTACAAGGTACAGCAGGACCCACAGGTGCCCAGGGTACTCAAGGTGAAACAGGTGCTGTGGGACCAACTGGTCCACAAGGCACACAAGGCATTCAAGGCGTTGAGGGCGTTCAAGGCGTTCAAGGACCCACTGGCCCACAAGGTGCACAAGGCACGCAAGGTATACAAGGTGTTGTTGGTCCAACAGGTGCACAAGGTGTTGCAGGTGCTACAGGTCCCACAGGTGCGCAGGGTGTTGCAGGTGCTACAGGTCCCACAGGCGTAGCTGGCCCAACAGGTACACAAGGTTTGGTGGGCCCAACAGGTGCACAAGGTGTTGCAGGTCCCACAGGTGCGCAGGGTGTTGCATCTACTGTACCAGGCCCAACCGGGGCACAAGGCCCAACAGGTCCTGCTGGCAGCGGCAGTAGTGCACTGGCTGACCTAACTGATGTTGACTTAACCACTGCTGCCACAAATGGTCAAGCACTTGTGTACGATACTGCTACCAGTACTTGGAAACCGGGCAGTGTTGCTGCTGGTTCAGGTGGGGTTGGAGGAAGTTTTGTTACCAGAACTTATAGCGGCGATGGTACTACTGTTGATTATACAGTTACCTCAGGTTTAACAGTAGACTCCGTGCTTGTATTAGAAAACGGTATTGCACAGACTCCCACTGTAGACTATACTGTAACCGGAACAACACTAACATTTACTACTGCCCCGGCTAGCGGCATGAGTATTCAAATACGCGAACTAGGCGGCGGTGACGTTACACTAACTAGCACACAAACTTTAAGTAACAAAACAGTTGTTGATGTGGTGTTTGAGGGCGATTATACAGAGCAAGTATTTACCATCACAGACGGTGCATCGGTTGATCTTGACCCGTCTAATGGCACGGTGCAAGTGTGGACATTGGGGGCTAATCGCAGCCCCACAGCAACAAATTTTGCTTCAGGGCAGTCTATGACCTTGATGGTTGATGATGGTGCGGCCTATGCAATTACATGGCCAAGTGTAACATGGAAGACCGATGGGGGCGTTGCACCAACGCTTAACACAGCAAGTGTGACTGTAATTCAGTTGTGGAAAGTCGATACTGTTTTATACGGTGCACGAGTAGGAGACGCTTAATGCTTTCAACTAAAATTAGACCTGCGGCGGGTCCAGGCTCCGAGCCCTCTCCTGTCCCAAAAGTGTTGGCAGTATCTATCAGCGCTTCTCCTTGGATCACGGCCTACTCTTGGGGCCCAAGTGGGTTTCTTGGAACGTACTCAAATCCTGCCACTCTTCCAACAGGCGTAGGCTTCGGGGTAGCGTTCAGCCCTGCGGGAGACGCTATTGCGGTGGCCCACAACACAACTCCTTTTATAACCGCTTATCCATGGTCAGGCTCTGGTTTTGGAACGAAGTATGCCAATCCTGCAACGCTTCCCGCAAGTACTGGCAACGGGGTAGCATTCAGCCCTGCGGGAGACGCTATTGCGGTGGCCCACAACACAACCCCTTTTATAGCCGCTTATCCATGGTCAGGCTCAGGTTTTGGCACGAAGTATGCTGATCCTGCCCCCCTTCCAATAGGCTCTTCCTTCGGGGTAGCGTTCAGCCCTGCGGGAGACGCTATTGCGATGAGCATAACCCCGTCCCCTTACATAACCGCTTATCCATGGTCAGGCTCAGGTTTTGGAACGAAGTATGCCAATCCTGCAACGCTTCCTGTAGCTACTGTAACAGGAGTAACATTTAGCCCTGATGGAGCAAGTATTGCGGTGGTCAACGGTAATACCCCTTCCATAACCGCCTATTCATGGTCGAGCGCAGGTTTTGGCACGAAGTATGCCAATCCTGTAACGTTGCCACCACTTAATAGCAGCGGGGTCGCCTTTAGCCCTGCGGGAGACGCTATTGCGGTGGCCAGCAATAACAGCCCTTACATAACCGCTTATCCATGGTCAGGCTCAGGTTTTGGCGCGAAGTATGCCAATCCTGCCACCCTTCCAACGGGCACTGGCCGCGCGGTATCGTTCAGCCCTGATGGAGCAAACATTGCTGTGGCCCACTCTAATTCCCCTTATATAACCGCCTATCCGTGGTCGGGCGCAGGTTTTGGCGTGAAATATGCCAATCCAAGCGTGCTCCCTAAAAGCGCTGGATACGGGGTGGCGTGGAATACTGTAGGCGATGTAAGGTATCCGCAGTACCTAGCGGTGGCCCACTTCAATACCCCTTTTATAACCGCCTATCCATGGTCAGGCTTTGGTTTTGGCACGAAGTATGCCGATCCTGCCACTCTTCCAACGGCCACTGGCACCGGGGTGGCGTTCAGCCCTGCGGGAGACGCTATTGCGGTTACGCACGGCGGCTCTCCTTACATAACCGCCTATCCATGGTCAGGCTCTGGTTTTGGCACGAAGTATGCTGATCCTGCAACGCTTCCCACAAATACTGGCTTCGGTGTAGCGTTCAGCCCTGCGGGAGACGCTATTGCGGTGGCCCACAACGTTACTCCTTTTATCACCGCTTATCCATGGTCAGGCTCTGGTTTTGGCACGAAGTATGCCAATCCTGCAACGCTTCCAACGGGCATTGGCAACGGTGTAGCTTTTAGTCCTGATGGAGCAAACATTGCGGTGGCCCACGCCACAACTCCTTTTATAACCGCTTATCCATGGTCAGGCTCTGGTTTTGGCACGAAGTATGCTAATCCTGCAACGCTTCCCGCAAGTACTGGCAACGGTGTAGCGTTCAGCCCTGCGGGAGACGCTATTGCGGTGGCCAACAACATATCCCCTTCTATAGGCGCTTATCTATGGTCAGGCTCAGGTTTTGGCACAAAGTATGCCAATGCTGCAGCGTTGCCAACAGGCAATAGCAACGGGGTAGCATTTACACAAATCATCTCTTAAAGGAAAATTATGGAAAACACACCACAAACTCGCGAAGAAATCTTGACTGCATCTTTGGAGGCTCGCATTCAAGAGGTCATGCACTATCAAATCAACATTGACAACTACACTATCGCACTAGAGGAAATTGGCAACCTACCGCCGGACGAGCGGGCCGAGCTATCCGCTTTCACTGAACAACTGCGCACGCTGCTATCTTCTGAAAAGTTGGAGCAGAAGAAGGCCCAGATTATGCTCAGCGTTATCAAACGCCAAGTCGCATGAAACTGTGTGTCGCCACCCCAATGTACGGCGGCAACTGCACGGCGGGCTATGCCTCGTCGTTGCTTAACCTCTCCAAGTTAATTAAGTTTGAACACAACTTTATTGCCAACGAGAGTTTGGTTACCCGCGCTCGGAACATGCTCACGCATGCCTTTCTTGAATCAGACTGCACCCACATGCTTTTTATTGATGCAGATGTGGCCTTTGACGCACACGGTGTGGTGAAGATGCTGGAGAGCGATAAGAACCTGATTGGCGGCTTGTATGCCAAGAAGCACATCGACTGGCAGCGCGTGTTCAACATGGCAAAGCAAGTAGATTCTGCGCAACAATTGGCAGCCAATGCCTATGACTACTACGTTAGGGGAAACGTGCAAATGGGCACGCAGGAGTGCGTGGAGGTCGAAAGCGTTGCCACGGGACTGATGTTGATAAAGCGCGATGTTTTTGCCGCCCTAAAATCGAGCACCCCTGCCAGCAAGCTTGGTTCGGCTGTCATTGGGCAAATTTCAGCCCAAACTCTCGTGCATCACTACTTTGACACAGGCTTGGATGCCAAGACTGGCGAGTTTTTGTCCGAGGACTATGCTTTTTGTCAGAAGTGGAAAAGAGCTGGAGGAAAGGTTTACGCTGCTCCTTGGATTAAAACAATCCACATTGGAACTCATAATTTTGGATAAGGAATAAAAATGCACGCACTTATTGAAAACGGGGCTGTCAAGCAGTATCCATACAGCATTGAGCAGTTGAAAAAAGCCAATCCTGCTACCAGCTTTCCAAAAAATCCTAGCGACACGCTGCTGGCATCGTTTGGCGTGGAACGCGTGTTTTTTTCTACGCAGCCCAGCCTTACTGACACGCAGGTCCTAGAAGAAGGTAGCCCAGTGTTCAACACAGTGGACCAGCGCTGGATCCAAGTTTGGACGGTACGTGACATGACCCCCGAGGAGATTTCAAGTCGGGAAGAGGGCCAAGCTTCCTCTGTCCGTGGACAGCGCGACAGCCTGCTAGTCCAATCAGACTGGACACAAGTTGCGGACGCGCCTGTAAACAAAGCAGCCTGGGCAGCATACCGACAAGCATTGCGTGATATTAGCACACAACCAGACTTTCCTTGGACAGTGACATGGCCTGAACAGCCTTGATATAAAATTTACCAAACACAAAAAATACTGGCTTGCAAAATCCAGTATTTTTTGATATAATGGTATTTTCCAACCACACAACCAACCAATGAAAATCGCAGTTTACGCAATATCAAAAAATGAACAGCAATTTGTCCAACGTTTTTGCGCCAGTGCGCAAGACGCAGATTACATAGTAATTGCTGACACAGGATCCACAGACAATACCGTAGCCCTAGCACAAGAATCAGGTGCACAAGTGCACCAAATCTCAATTCAACCCTGGCGATTTGATCGTGCCAGAGATGCTGCACTAGCATTGGTTCCACATGATGTGGATGTGTGTATCTCCTTAGACTTAGACGAGGTCTTAGAACCTGGCTGGCGAGCCGAAATTGAACGTGTGTGGAAGTCCGATACCACACGACTGCGTTATAAATTTGACTGGGGCAGTGGTATTAGCTTCTACTACGAAAAGATTCACCATCGCCGTGGTTATCACTGGCACCACCCTTGTCATGAGTATCCAGTACCAGATGCACGCACACAAGAAGTGTGGGCACACACGGATATGTTGTTGGTAACACACCACCCAGACAACACCAAGTCACGTGGTCAGTATCTTGATCTCCTAGAACTGGCTGTTACAGAGGACCCACATTGCCCACGCAATGCCTTTTACTACGCACGTGAACTCAGCTTCTACCGCCGTTGGGCCGAAGCCATTGCAGCCTGTGAGCGATATTTAAAACTGCCTCGCGCAACTTGGAACAACGAACGTGCTTATGCTTATCGCGTTATGTCGGACAGCTACTGGGCATTGGGCGATGTCACCAACGCCGTCAAGCACGCCCGACTCAGCTGCTGTGAAGCACCAGGCACTCGTGAGCCTTGGGTCACACTGGCAATGTTGTCGTATCAAACTCAGCAGTGGGCCGAGTGTTACGCAAGTTGCCAACACGCACTAGCCATTGCCAACAAAGAACTTGTGTATACAATGGACCCTAAGGTGTGGGGGTCGCTGCCACATGACTTGTGCAGCATTGCAGCACACCACCTGGGTTTACAAACCGTTGCAGTCCAGCAAGTTGAGCTTGCACTGCAACACGAACCCACCAATGCCAGATTACAACAAAATTACGAGGTGTTCAAAGGAAAACCATGACAACAAAAATTTCAACAGCCAACATTCAAACCACCTCGCTTGAACTACTACAGGGCAACAAGACCTATGCTACCTTATCCCAACTTCCGCTGGCGGGAAACGCTCAAGGATCGCTGGCATTTGTTGTTGAAAACAACAGATTATACATGTGGAATGGTACTGGCTGGTTCAATATTGCACTAATCAACACCAACCCATCGATCACTAGTGGCCCTGATGCAAATTATCTATTTGCCAAAGACGGCACGCCAACTGTGATCACATTGATTGCTACGGATCCAGAGGGAATTCCAATTACATGGAGTTATCAGGTCACTAGCGGATCATTAGGTAATACAGCTACTATATCTCAAGCTGACAATGTGTTTACCATCACGCCAAGTACAAACACCGATCACGAAGGTACATTCAGCATCACATTTACAGCAAGCGATGGCGTCAATCTTGCAACAACAGCTGCTTCAACGTTTACATTAAACTTTGAGCCCAATTGGGCTTTGCCTGTTCAACAGCAAAAGATACAAGCCAGTGACGCACAAGCAGATGATCTGTTTGGATTCTCAGTGGCAATTAGTGGCGATACAGTGGTGGTTGGTGCCTATCAGGAAGACCCTAACAGCATCAGCGATGCCGGATCTGCCTACATTTTTACCAGATCAGGTAATACTTGGACACAACAAGCCAAGATACAAGCCAGTGACGCACAAGTAAATGATCTTTTTGGATACTCAGTGGCAATTGATGTTGATACGGTAGTAGTTGGTGCCTATTCGGAAGACCCTAACAGCATCACTGGTGCCGGTGCAGTCTACATTTTTACCGCCTGATGACGGTCAGATGTACTACTGGGATGAAGAGACAACTGCGGACGTATAAGATATGACGTATAAGATAGGACGTATAAGATATGACAACAAAAAATTCCAGCAACAACATTCAGGATGCTACATTGGCTACTATTGGTAGTGGCCCCAAAATCACACAGCCGTGGCAACCTGGCTGAGTCTACAGAAAGCCACTATGTTTTGGATTTTTAAATTTACACCAGACTTTGTCTGGTATCTACTACCAATTTTAGGCTTGGTCTCACTGGGATTAAGCCGTGTGCCTGTACTTTACATGTACCGGACTGTGTTAAGCATTGCAGGCACTGTGGTACTAGCACTGGGATTGTACACTTTGGGAATGTTGTATGCCAACAATGCCTGGCAACAAGCTGCACAAGAACTACAGGCCAAGGTTGCGGCAGCCGAAGCTCAGTCACAAGTGGTCAACGAAGTAGTACGTGAAAAGCTGGTAACACAAACCAAGATTGTTAAACAGCGTGGCGAAACTGTGGTCAAGTACATTGACCGCGAGGTAGTTAAACTGGACGAACGTTGTACAATTCCACCAGAGTTTGTAAATGCACATAATAAGGCAGCTACACGATGAAAATTATACTACTTAGCTTAACACTGTTACTAACTGGTTGCACCACAGTTGTGCCAGTTCAACAAACTTGGCCCGAGCCGCCAGGCTTGCAAAGCATGCAACGGTGTCCCGAACTCAAACAGCTTGAAGCTAACCCCAAGCTCAGTGATGTTGCCCGAACAGTTACACTCAACTACTCAGAGTACTACAGCTGCTTGGTTAAACTAGAAGCCTGGCAGGAGTGGTATAGCAAGCAACAAATTATCTTTAAAGGACTAAAGTGACTCAACTAACTTTACCCCAACTACAGCAATTGATTCCTAAAAATCCTTATGTTAAACAGTGGCACGGTGCGCTAGCTCAGCTGCTTCCTGACTACGAAATCAATACACCACAACGTATTGCTGCTTTTGTTGCACAGTGTGCACACGAGTCTGGTAATTTTACTGCACTGCGTGAAAACTTAAACTACAAGGCGGTGACACTTCGCAAGATTTTTCCCAAGTACTTTCCCACAGATGAGCTGGCACAGCAGTATGCCAGCAGACCTGACAAGCAGCAGGCAATTGCAAACTTAGTATACGCCAACCGCATGGGCAACGGACCTCCAGAAAGTGGCGATGGCTGGCGTTTTGCTGGCAAAGGATTAATTCAGCTTACAGGCCGTGACAACTATACTTGGTTTGCAGCTAGCCTGGAGATTAGTGTTGAAGAGGCTGCTGAATACTTAGAAACCTTTGAAGGTGCTGCGCAGTCGGCTTGTTGGTTTTGGGAAACCAATAAGTTAAACACTTGGGCAGATCGCGGCGATATCCTTACACTAACCAAACGCATCAATGGCGGAACCATTGGACTAGAAGACCGAATTAAACATTATAACCATGCATTGCACGTGCTAGGAGCGTAATTTGAATTATTTAAAACAACTGGTATTAGCAGCTTGCTTTTTGGCTGGCAATGTGCTAGCACAAGATTTAGGCAGTACAGTTACCACAAACTCAAATATTATCACACGTTCAGATAGTACTGTGCGCTCTCCTCCAGCCAGTGCAATTAGTCCCACAATCAACACAGCCAATAGTGACCTTTGTACTGTGGGTGTAGCAGGTGCTGTGCAAACTCAAATCTTGGGTATTAGTGCTGGAACTACTACCGCAGACTTAAACTGCGAACGACTAAAGCTGTCAAAAACACTGTTTGACATGGGCATGAAGGTTGCTGCTGTTAGTACCTTATGCCAAGACCGCAGAGTTTTTGATGCAATGATGATGGCAGGTACTCCTTGTCCTTATGATGGAGCAATTGGATCTGAAGCTCGTGCAGCTTGGAAAACCAACGAAGCACAACAACCTCTAGCAAATCCCAAAAGCAAAGGACTAACCGATGACACTAAAACATTGCTTGGCGGCGGCGGTTTGCTTGCTATTTTACTCTTACTCTTACTCTGAGACAGTAAACACAAGATCAAACAACGCAGCTCAGTTTGGATTAAATTGGGTAATGCAAGAAGTATTACCACAGTACACAGGTCTAGTAGTTAATGCTGTTCAGTACTCCTATACAGCCGTTAAAAACACACAAGACCCGCTTGTGGTAAATGTTGAAAACTTGCGTGCTGGTGGTACTGGCTATGTGTTTCGTAGTCGTGATGATTGGTCTGGAATGCCTGGCAATACTATTACCAAAACAGTGGCTACTGACAGCATACCCATTAACTTATGGGGCCCAGGACAAATACGCTTAGAAGGTGTTGGTCAGGTAACAGACCCTAATGTTAGGTATGTGTACCGATACGACACTTGTAAAATAGAGCCTGTAACTGACACAAGCTGCCCAAACTACAGACCGCCACAAACTCTCACAGGCTACACGCCCGCCGAACAGGTTATAGAGCCAACCTGGAACACTAGCCTACTAGAAACCGCCGAAGAACAAGAACGTAATCGTAAATTTTTAATTGAAAATGCAAATTTCCGTAAGCCAACCGAACCTCCTAGTCGTGGCACTAACCTACTCCTAAACGCACAAGCGCTTTCATTATGGTTTAAGCTAGATTCCCTTAATAATATACCTGGATTTGCACAGTACAGTGTATCAATGCCAGGTGGAACATATGCAGAAACCATAGTGCTCAAAGATAAGGTTCTGCCCGATAGCCGTAATAGCCGTAGACTTAATCAAAGCCAGCAAGAATTGCATCAAGCTATGATTAACTCTCAATTTAATCAAATAAAGGAACCTAAATGATTAAGCAATTAACTTTATCCCTGCTACTAGTCGTTGGGCTAGCGGCTCAAAGCGCAGAAGTACCTATTCGTGGTAATGTTACTTCTAAGTGTGTTATTAACACAGATACACCAGGTGTGTATGGTAACCCAACACCTGATTTATTAAGCACTGCCCGAACAGACGGCGGTGTTTCTCCTGTGGTACGTTACGACGTAGTACAAGGCGGCTTCTACAAAGCTACTATTACTGCACCAAGTAGCTTTACTACTAGTCCTGTGCTGGTTGATGCAGTAAACTGGACTGGTCAAGTTGATGTGAGCCGGGTAAGTGATGCAGCTATGTCAGCGTATACAACCAATAAAATTGTATACAACAACACCACAGAAATCGACTTGGTTGTACCAGGCAGCGTTTGGTTTTCTACTACTTCAAAAGCAACCTATGGTTTTGAGAAGTCTTTTCCAGCAGGTGAGTATCGCGCAGTAGTCGTAGCGGAGTGTATTGCTAAGTAACACTATGCAATTTTTCCGTAACCTACTGTTAGTGCTATTTTTTCTAACTGGTGGGCTGGCCAATGCCCACCAATTTACTCCAACTTATTTTAGTTTTGAACCTTCGTTTGTTCAAGGAGTACAGCAAGCAAAAATGGAGCTATTTAATAAACGCCGTGAGATATGGTTTTATGAGCTAGATGTATACGACAAAGATTGGAATAAACTACCTTTTGCGGCATCTCAGGGCAAAATGGTACGCATAGAATACTTAGAAACTAAGTTTATTGATGTGTATGTAAAAGCTCAGGACGTTGGTAGAGTTGTATATATTTGTACCGAATCTCGACTACTAAAACAGGACGCTCAAGGTACTTCAGTGTCTTCCCGAGTCTGCTCAAAATTTAAATAATGAATAAATTAAAACAATGTAGTATTGCACTGTTATTTTTCTGCGGTGTTGCTGGTGCTAATACTACCGGATCCTTGAATCTTTCACTACCAGGCTTGCCTGGTAGTTTTCAGTCAGATAGTTTTAGAGCTAACGGTCTTGATTGTTCGATGGCTATTGGTTCTAGCACTAACCTTGAGTTTGGCGTTATTGGTCTTGTTAATCGTGATAACAATCAACAGCAGTTGAGCACTACACCGCTTGACCCACAAAAAAACGTTGGTTTATATGGCAGAATAATCATACCAATTGGTGCGCCCAAAGAACGCCTAGACTGTAATGAGCTGTATCAGCTAGAACTAAGAAAGAAACGCATGGAGATTCAAAAACTTGAAGGTGAGATCAACAATCTCAGAAACTTGAAGTTTGAAAACACCGGCAGTAAATAGGAGATAATATGTCTAACTTAGACAATAAAATAGATGACTTACAAGCAGCGGCTAAACAGTATGCAAGTAAAGACACAGTTATTAGCATTGGAGGTTACGAGTTTACTCCGGCTAAGCTTATGGTAGCTTTTACACTTGTTAGTTCACTACTGGGTGGCTTATACGGTACTTTTGAAGTCTACAAAGACTATCAAAGTATGAAAAAGAAAATTGCTGAGTATGCGGCTCCTGACCTAAGCGACTTTGATAAGCGCCTTGCCGTGATCGAAGAAAACTCTAGCAAAACCACTGACTATACTCGTGATATTAAAAACGACTTAAAAACTGATATTCGTCGTAACGAATCAGTAACCGAGCAGATTGAGCGCAGTGTAAAGCAAGCACAACGTGAAACAGATCAAGACTTAAAAGTACTGGCCCGAAATGTAGAAACTTCACTGCAACGTGCGCGTGATGACATGGACAAACTAAAGCGTGAAACTGAAACCAAGGTTGAGCGCATGAATAAAAGTGTTGACGACAAAATACAAAAAGCTCTAGATAATCCACTAGCCGGAAAGTAATATGAATGTAGATTTAAAACTATTTAAATGGCTAGGAGTGTTGCTAATACTGCCGCTTGCACTGGCATTTTTTGGAGGAGACCGTTTTCGTTATCCGTGCCAAAATCCAGAAAACTGGGATACACCACAGTGCAAGCGACCTATTTGTGATGTAACTCGCACTTGCCCAGACCACATTTTCAAAGGTCAACGTGACCCTCGCTTAGACCCTCAGGCAACGCCAGCTGCAGCCACATCCACACCAACCACAGGAGCCTCTTGTGCAAAATAACACAATTCTCTATACCGACGAGCAACTAATGGCTCGATTAAAGTTCTTTATTGGAATATGCTTGGCACTAACACTAACAGGGATTGTTTTTGTTGTGTTATACAGTTTAATTTTCGTAACGCAACCACTAAATGCAATTAGCCCAATCGATCAAAAGTTTTTTGAACTAATCGTGCCAATTGCTACTTTTTTAACTGGTACTCTATCAGGAATTATGCTTGCAGGTGGCACCAAAGAAGAAGTTGATGCATCTATTGCACTAATGAAACAAGCGCAAGAAAATGCTGCCGCTGCCGCCAAAACCAGTTATGTGCCACCTAAAACAGAACCTACGTTTAGCCCAGGTATTTCAACCACAGCCGGATTCAATGGCACTAGTGCAGAAGTTCGCATGATTAACGGCAAGCCAGCACCACAACCAGCACCACAACCGGAGATTTAAATGAAAACATTAATTTTAGCCGCACTAACATTTAGCTTATTGTCGCCACCATTGGCGATCGCTGCCGAAACAAAAAAGGTATGTGTTGACCAAACGGATCCTAAAACAAAGCAAACTAAAGAAGTTTGTAAAACCATTACAGTACACAAGAAGCTGGAAGGTACAAAAGTACCTGATAAAAAGGATAAATAAATTTTTATTTGACAGTGCGCTTATCCGGTGGTATAATTAGTACTCCACCGGATTTTATAAACCAACAAGGAAGTACATGGCAAGAAATAGTGGTAAATCACATCGCACCTTTCCAGCAAAAAAGTCTACAAGCCCCACACAGGCTGAAAAATCTAGACTGCGTCAAAGTAAGCATGAAGGTTTTGAAGAACCTCAGCCTCAACGTAACTATACCTTTAAAGAAGTTCAACCACTAAACTTCGTACAAAGTGAGTATTTAGATGCGATTGAGAACAATGACGTTATATTTGGAATAGGTAGTGCAGGAACTGGTAAAACATTTATTGCAGCAAACTATGCAGCTCGAGAACTATACTATAAGCGTGTTAACAAGGTTATCCTAACCAGACCCAACATTGAAACTGGCAGAGGCCTTGGTTTTTTACCAGGCACACTAGAAGAAAAGTATGCTCCATACCTATTGCCTTTTGACTCAATTTTTACCAAGGCACTAGGAAAAGGCTTTTATGAGTATTGTTTGCGTTCAAAAGACATTGAGCCTACTCCGCTAGGGTTTTTACGAGGAACTACATTTGACGACTGCGTTGTCTTAGTAGACGAAGCACAAAACTGTACGCGTGAGGAGATGAAAATGTTACTTTCACGTATTGGCAAGAACTGCAAGATGATTTTTTCAGGTGATACTGAACAATCGGATATTCCAGATAGCGGCCTAGAAGACGCTGTTGACAGACTAGAAGATATTGACGGTATTGAAGTAGTTGAGTTTTTAGACGAAGACATTGTACGAAGTAGAATGTGTAAACAAATTATTATGGCCTACAGGAACTAAAATGGCAAAAAGTTATAAACCCACTAGCGGCATGGCATCAGCGGCCCGTCGTGCACTAAAGTGGAAAGATGAGGGCAAGCCAGGCGGTACGCTTGTGGGTTTAGCCCGAGCAAACCAACTAAAAGATCGTGAACCACTAAGTGAGTCTACTGTGCTACGTATGTACAGCTTTTTTGCACGTCATGAAGTAGACAAGCGGGCTACTGGCTTCAGTAGCGGCGAGGAAGGATTTCCCTCAAAAGGTCGTGTAGCTTGGGACTTGTGGGGTGGTGATGGTGGTTACTCGTGGAGCAGCGCCAAGCGCAATACAATTATGCGTGAACGTGAACGCAAAGCACTACGCTTACTGGCAGTAGCCACAAAATCTGCAATACCACCAATGTTGCTAATGGCTGCCGCACAAATGATTGAAGACTATGCTAATGAAAACATCAGTGAAAATTTGGATGCTTTTGGTCAGTTCATGTACCACGCGCAACTCTTACGCAACAATCACCTAGATGTGTACTTGTTAGACTTGCACTTAGTTGCAGAACCATATCGTGATATTTTAGTAATGATTTTCAGTGAACTAAGTCCTGAAAGTGAAAACTATGATGAAGAAGACGACGAAGACTCAGACGAGGATACTCCACTATAAAAGAAAAGCCCCTAACCAGCAATGGTTAGGGGCTTTTTGTTTGGCTAGTTTATTGCACAGTTGCTGCAGTTTCTGGCTGTGGTAGCTGAGACTCTGCTTGTTGTCGCAATTTTTGAGTTAATGGGTTACAAATTTTAGCAGGTAATTCTTGTAGGCCAAGTAAGACTGCATTGATTTCTTCAATTGAAAGATCTGTTAGTGTGAATTTCATGCTATATGAGTATTTAAAATTATTTAATGGGACAGGCACCGGTTGCACACTCGGCATCGGTAATTTCGTCAAAACTGTTGGCATCGTTTAAGTCAACAGTGCCCAGAGTCTGAGCATACTCACGGTAGTCTTGCTCAGTTACAACTTCTTGTGGAAGGTATAAATAACCTAAATCTTTGGCAGTTTTGGTTGGGTCTGTGCGGTAGATAAAACTCACACCAACATAGCAGTCCCAATTGTCTAGTAACCAGTCAATGATTGCAGGTGCTTCACTTGGGTCATAGCTAATAGTCACTGACGTATTTTGCTGATTCCAGCTAGTTTGTAAAAGCTTATAACGCTCCAGTTGCACAACAGCTGATTCAAGATTAACTTCTTTGCCATCAACTTTATCAAAAGGAACGCCGTCCCACATTACTGGAAACGTAACAAGAACTCCAGAATCATCAACAGGATGATTAATAACACGGTAATTCGCTTGACGTAGCTTTTCAACCACCGGGTCATGCTTGCTAAATTGTACATTGTTAAAAATATACTTTCCTAGTGGTTTGTGTACGCCTTCTGTGGTATCCATGATTTTGGATAGTGTGCCTGACGGCTTAATGCAAGTTACGTTTTTAGGTGCTGGCAATCCCAGTTCCAAACTCATACCAACAGCAGCTGATGTAGCAGTACGCTTTAAGTATTCGTAGTCATAGCTGCCCATGTCTGGACGCATTGCAATACCAGTTAAACCTACTCCGCATAGTCGTAGGAAATAGTTGTTAAGATGCCAAGATTCCTGAAGAATGCCGTCCTGAAGATTAACACAGGTTTGTCGGTAGTTGGCACGAGCTGCCAGTCGTACAGCGTTGTGCAAACCGGCAGTGTCGCCTTTGAACTTTGCAATATCAGTTTCGGTAAGATTACAGAAAGCCTTATTACCGAGTAAGATTTCAACGCATGGATTGGCTCCCTTAAACCACGGAGCGCGTCTGAGGGCTTCGACTTCATTGATAAATCCAGGTTCACTTCCACCAGCTTCAATCATCATGCCAAAGATACGCTCCAAGTCTGATTTTAGCGGCTTCTTTTTAAATACTAAGCTGTTATTTGACTGTGTGCGGTGCTGATTATTGTGCAACCACCAATCTTTTTTGGCTACGGCGAATTCTTCCCATTCAGGTTGATCATAATCGAATAGTGCGATTTCAGCACTTCTGCGACTACTAAGAATGGTGCCAAGATGATTAACAATATCAAGGATATCCATGCGAGTAAGCAGACTATCAGCGCGACCATTAAGTATATTGGCAATAGCGGTATAAGCAGTACTGATAGCAGCATCACCCGACGAAATCCAACCATATCCTTTTAGCCTTTCACCAGCAGGTCGTAGTTGACTAAAATCAAGAACCAAAGTATCAGCAGGGTACTTACCCGCAAGCAACTTGCCAACAGACTTTGCCCAAGCTTCTGCACTGTCTCCGACTTGAATAGTCCAAGTTTTGGTATCAGATGCCCAGTATTCCACATTCTCTTCATTACCGCCCTTAGATGTGCGTGTACTACGTACTACACGAATATTTTTAATTGGCTTTGAGAATCCGTTGAGTGTACCAACAATTGGCTTGAATCCAACGCCACAGCCCTGTAATAGCAGCCATAAGACGTCAACTACGTCATAGATTGTTTCAACGTGTGTAAAGCTGCAATTGAACTGAGAGGCTTCACGTGTTTTAGCTACGTTAGTACCACCCAACCACAGCGTACGGCCACTCATTAATACTTTACGATCAAGCATCAATTGCTCAAGATCGTATAATTCTGCGTACTCAACATCATTGAGTTCGCGATCTACTGCTCGTGTCCACAACCACTCTTGATGGTCAATAACGCGAGCAACTGTTTCTTGCCATGTTTCAAATTCTTTTCCGTCGTCTGAGGTAGGGCGATTATAGGTACGACGTGTGATTACTTGCGCGCGTGTTGATGGAGAGTTCATTTATTCTTTCTTTATTGGCTGCAAGGGCCGATTACAAACCCGCTAGCGTCTGGTGTGCAGGTATTTGATAGTTTTACACAAGGCCCAACCACAAATCCGTCTGTGCAGTAATTAATTGTAGGTTGAACTACCAGACTTGGTCCTACCACTACATTTGGGATTACGGTAACTTCTGGTCCTTTAACAGGGCCAACTACAAACGGTAGTTGTGCTGCTGGGCCTGGGCCTACCACAGGCACTGATGGAACAGTAACAGTTCCTGCTGGACCCGCTACAAAAGGTGTTGGTAGTGTTGCAACAGTTTGGTCTGATAGTGTTACTACTTTTGGTATGACTGGTGGCTCAGTATTACCACCACATGCTGTTAGTACTGTTACTAGTACTAGTAATGCGAAATTTTTCATAATATTCCTATTTTATTGTCCAGTACTGCCAAATCCGCCAGTACCACGTTGTGTGTCATTCCAAGAATCCACAAAGTCCACAATTTGAACTGGTTGGATTACTAGCTGGGCAATTCTGTCCCCAGCGTCGATTTTATAGGGGTCATCGGAAATATTTTTTAGCAAAACTTTTAAATTTCCACGATAATCTGAATCAATGACTCCAACTGAATGTGGGATTGTAATGCCTTTTTTGCCTTGCGAGCTGCGATTGTAAATAAGGCCCACAAAGCCTTCTGGAATTTTTACCGCTATACCCGTATCAACAAGTTTTTGTTCTCCAGGATAGATTTCAATCCAACGTGCTGCACCTTCTGGAAACCACGCAAAAAGGTCTGCACCTGCATCTGTGCGGTGTGCCCGCTGTGGAAGAATTGCATCAGGCTGTACTTGGCACTGAATCTTGGGATTGTTGCGGTATGTCATAGTATTAGGATCGTATGAGGCAGTAATACTACCGCTGCTTATAAGTGTGCTGTTCATTTTGTGTAAAGTTCTAGGGTTTGATCAATGGTTATAATATTAGCTTCACCAATAGCTTCGCTACAATAAGTAACTAAGTCCATTAGTTGATAGTTGAGTAGTAACAAGTCGCGGCACTTGTTCAACTCTTGAATGTACTTGTACTTACCGCTAAGTGGAATGTTTGCAGCAATGTCGTAACAGCTGCCATATTCACTAACCAAGGCAACAGCTCGTTTAGGCCCAATACCAGGCACACCAAGAACGTTGTCGCCAGTATCACCCATAAGGCACTTAACGCTAATGTAATCTTCAGGGCTAAATTCATAGTGGTCATTCCAGTTGTTGATGGTTACTTCTTTGCGGGTTACATAGCTAAATCGGCTAACGCCTTCGGTAACTAACAAGTCCCAGTCACGGTCGCTGGAGATCAGCCAAATGTCATCAAAAGGCAAGCTGGACTTTTTACTAACAATGTATGCTGCAATATCGTCAGCCTCAACGCCTTGAAAGCGCAGCACAGGATAGTCGGTATTTTCAGCAATGTGCTCAAGCGTTTTGGTGAATTCTTCAAAGAACAGTTCAAACGCAGCTTTTTCAGCGTCTGTTTGTTCTGCAAACTTGTCTTTGCGGTTTTGCTTGTATTCTGGGCTTAGTGCTTTGCGATAGCTGCTTGAGCCTTGGTCACATGCAATAATAACGTGTGAGGCTTTGTAAGATTTCTTTAGACTATTTACTGTGCGCAGGTAGTCTTCAGCAAAATCAGTGGCTCCTGAATGCTTGTAACGAAAAGCAAGGTTTAGTGCATCAACAACAAGCAGTGTTGCTGTTGATTCAGTGGCTTGTTTGAATGTTTTACTCATTGTGTATTTTTGTGGTTAAGTGTATATTATACACTTGATAACCCGCCAAGTCAAGTGACAAATTGTGGTTGCTCATACTTTAACCAGTCTTCTAGTAGAGCAACATAAAATTCGTGAGTTTCATGATTATAGTAAACACAGCGGTAGTCTTGCGAATTAGGCATTTCGTCAAAAGCCACAAAAACTTTTGATCGGTCAAACTTAAAGATTAACAGTGGTTTCTTCTCTACCTGCTTGCCTTGCCTGACACTTTGTTCCCAGAATTCTACAAGCTGCGGACTTTTTGAAGTCAATAGGTGTGAGGTCAGGTGATCTTCTGCATAGCCTTTGACTTCTACGCACCACAGGTTGGTTCTGCCAGGCACGTAAAGATCGCCTTTGAGCAAGTGCTTGGCATCAAGTGCTCCTGACCCAGGTATTCGTTCCCACCCTAAGCCGGTGTGTTTACGCAAAAGATCACGTACTGTGGTTTCTGTACGTGCACCTTTTGCTCTAGCGTCTACTACCATTACTCAGTCGGCGTTTCCGCACTTGTAGGTTCAGGTGTTGGCTGGGCAGTCTTGGCGGCTGGCTTAACAATTGCTGGTTTGGCTGGTTTAGCTGCTGGTGCAACGGGGGCTGGTTTAGCCTGAAAAGTGACTGTTTTTACCTCACGCTCATCAACAGAGTATGTAATGGTTCCTGACTCAGCTTCAACTGTGGCCAGTTCAGCGTCAGAAATATGTGAGTGTAATAGTAGTGGTTGGCGCACGCCATCGCGTACTATGGTGGCTTTGATGGCCTTGATTTCTTCGATTTTAATCATGTTATACCTCTATTTGGGATATGTTGTTGCGTTTTACAACGTTGACCTTTTCTAGCAGTGGATGACTAAATCCGTGTGATACTAAAAAGGTATTCAAGTGTTCTTCCCCTAGGAGGACTTCCACTAATTTTTCTTTGCCGTCTACATCAAGTGCTTCAACAGTCTCGTCTAAGATCAGCAAGTTGATCCTGGAACTACTTAGGGTCTGCATTAGCTTGCGAATTGCAAGTAGGGTGGCTACGTTTACACGTGCCCGCTCACCTCCACTCAATGCCAGCATTTCAATATCACGACCATTGTCAGTGATAACTACATTGAGTTTATCACTAGCTGAAATTTTAAAACTAATCTGGAATCTACCATCACTTAAGTCTACAAGGTAGCTGTTTGTGATTTCTTCCAAGTCTTTGACCAAGCACTCTATTTTGTATGCTACCAGTCCAGTTGTTGAAAAAGTTTTATTGAGCACGTTAACAATGCTCATACGCTCTGATAACTCGTGCAGTCGACCACTATAAGTTTCTAACTCCTCGGACATTTCTGCCAGTTGCTTACTAATAGTGTCAACTTTAGAATTATGTGCACTTACTGCTTGATTGGTTTTTTCAGCAGCTTGTATACGAGTACGAGTAGTTTCAATACTGTACTGTAGTCCAGCAAGATCAGATTGTAGTGTAGCTTTATCTAGCACAACATCTGGCAGTTCTGTGTCAATAAGTAAGTGATACTTTTCCCAGTCCGCTTGACTTTGCTGTGCTTGTTGCCAAGCTAAGACTTTCTGTGCGTGTGCATTTAAGTCTTGTGTGATATCTTTGCGAGACTGTGTGGCTTTGTCCAATTTTTCTAAGGCGGCTTGCTTTATTGCAGCTTGCTCACTTACAAGTTCGGCAATCTTGTTAACGTCTATGGACTGTAAACAAGTAGGGCAATTACCTTGTAGTTTGTTCATTTTTTGGACAAACGCCTCAACATCTTTTACTGTTTTTTGCAGCTCAATTGATGTGGTATTAAGCTGTGATACAATCGTTTGTTTTGTGCTTACGTCTTCTTCTGGTTTTTCTGGCAGTGGTAAGATTGTAATCTTAGACTGTAATTGTTTGTAGGTATTGTTTTGTGCAATCTTTTTGTTGGTAGATTCTACACCCTGAATAGCTACTTCTAGTTTAGCTGCTTCTTGCAATACTTGTGAGTCTAAGTTGGGTACCTCTACTGGCTGTTTTGGGGTTAAGTCAACCTTAGAGTATTTGTCTAGCCAGGCAACAACTGTGTTTACCTGTGATTGCGTTGAGGCAATGTCTTTGCTTAACTCTTGTGCTACTTCTTTGAAGACTTCTTGTGCTTGAGTGTAACGACCCAAGTTTAGGATTTCAATAAGGAACTTTTTACGCGCAGTATCTGCAGCAGTTAAAAACTCTAGGCTTGATGCATTACTCTGATAAACAATTTGACTAAAAGTTTTATGGTCAATGCCGATTACTTCTTCAACAATTTTATAAGTGGCTGTGGAAGTATGTGCACTAATGTCCACACCATTTTTGTACAACTTAACCGTTTGAGTAGTGCCACGACGTGTTTCGATCTTGTACTCTGTACCATCTCGGTCAAACACTAGTTCGATTGCATAGTGCTTGTCTTTTACATACCGGTTAAGAATATCGGCCTTTTTAATGCCTTTGGAATTTTTATTGAACAGTACTTCTTCAAGCACTAGGGCAATAGAACTCTTGCCGTGACCATTTTTTCCTACAAGCTGTGTAAGTGGTGCAGCAACAAAATCAATCTTGTTGCCCTCACCATAGCTGAATGCGTTAGACCATGCTAGTGTTTTTATTGTTATCATTTGCTAGTTTTCTTTTTAGCTCCTGCAACCCGCCAACATACACACCATCTAAAAAGATTTGAGGTACGCTGCGAGCGTCTGGAACTAGTTCAATTAAATCTTTTTTAGTATACCCGTTAATACCAAGCATACGTTCTTCAATCCGTACGCCATGCAAGTCTAGTAGTCGCTTTGCCTCAGTACAGGCTGGGCAGTTTGTTTGTGACCATACTTGCGCTGATTTATGTGAATTTTTCTGCATGATTTTGCATCTCCTGTAGAACTTTGTCTACTGTGGTTTCGGGTAATTCTAGAATATAGGTTACATACTCTCGAACTTCCTGATTTAGGGTCATCTCTGCATCAAGCATCAGGGCGGAGTCTGTATCACGTTTTAGCACTTTGGTAGCGATTAGCTCTGAATCGGCTAGTTCTCCGAGTTCTTGCATATCACCTTGGACTTCGTAAACGGTGTGATCAAAGTCCGTAGCCACTGGCGTCTCGTCAGCGGCGATTGTTCGCTTGATAAGTTGCGGCAAGTTGAATTTAAGCCACGTATGTTCCAAGCTATCAGCATCAAGCAAAATAGCACCGGTATCAACCCTGGAACGATGAAAGCTAGTAGTATAAGGGCTACCAGGGTAAAGAATATTTCTTTGAGAGTTTTCATAACTGTGTAGGTCACCAGCTAGCACAACTTGCCAACGGTTAAATAAGTCTAGATCGACTTCGGGCTTTACGTGTGGAGGAATCTCGCCACGAACGTGTGTGCATAAGATACGACCACCAAAATCACGACCATGTTTTTCGTAGTCTTTGAGCTTATTGTAAGGAATAATGTCTAAGTCAAATCCTACATTTTCATAGTAATCATCAAGCATGCTTACTAGTGGATTTAAGCGGTGCGTGGACTTTTTAAGATTGGTTAGAAACGTTGAGTCTTTTTTCAACATCTCATGATTGCCAGGGTAGATTAGTGTAGGCTTGTGAAAGCTTTCTACAAAGTCAAAGTATAACTCAACTTCGTCCATGGTAGGCAATCGGTCAAACACATCACCGCCTACAATTACCAGGTCTGCACTATGTTGCATTTCACTAAACTGTTCGCAGAATAAGCGGAAGCGATTACGTGACCACTCCACTGGAACATTCTTTTGACCTAGTTTGATGTGTACGTCTGCTGTAAATAGTATTTTCATTGTTTTATCAGACAAAATAGCCCGCAAGCTTTTTAGGATTGCGGGCTATATATTATCAACCTAGTTCTTTGACTGCTTCGGATGCTGCTGTGTCAGCCTCATCACCTTCGTCGGAGTTAGATGCTACTTTTTCCAATAGGGCTAGTACTTCGGCTTCTGTTGGGCGAGGGTACTTTTCATCAATTGATTTAGCTGCTGTTGCGGCTTCACGCTCGGCATCGGTTAGTGGACGTGGTTTGCAACGCAATACACTCAAGTCGTAGCTGATATTAAAAGCCAGTGGTCCTGTTTTGGTACGCTTGAAAACTACATCCCAACCTGTATCGAAATCGGTAGGATCACCCAAATCTTCGGCCGCTGAAACAATTTGTTCAAACAGTTTCTTTTTCAAGTTAAGCGCCTTGACTTTGCCGTCCTTAGGGTCAATACAGTTAACTGTATACGACCACGAGCACTTCAAGTCTGGGTAGAAGGAGGGAACGTGATCTTTTTCGATGTTGTCGAATTTTTCTTTGTCACGAGAGAAAGCCAAGCACTCAACTGGAATGTCTTTGTTGTTAGCCCCTTTGAGCCAGTAGACGTAGCGTGGCAGAACTCCGCCCACTAGTCTAACTGTGTTTTCACCGTCTTTGTATTCATAAGCCTCAACTTTGTTTGAGATTGCTTTGCCTTTGGTATTTTTAAATGAGATTGCCATGTTAGTTGTTTTCGTATTTAAAGTAAATTTTGTTGTCTGTGATTGTGAGCAGCGGATTGTGTTTTAAGGCATCTAAGTCAATGTCTTTGAAATAACTCAAGTCTAGGTAAACTACTCGGTAAAGTTTGTATAAGCTATAGTCACGCCTTCCTGCAAGTCTAATGTATTGCGCTTTGTGTGCAATATCGCAAGTTTCGGAGAAAAGAGGTTGGGCATTTAACAAGAAGCTGTGACCCGACAAGTTTTTAAAACTATTTAGTTCGTGGTGGTTTTTCGGTATAAGCTTTTTGCTAAAGTGCCTTTCCAGCATACTTAACATCAATTTAGGGTCGCAATTTGTTTCTGTTTCTAATAAATCCAGGTTAAAAAAGAGTGCCATAATGATTAACTTAGACTATATTATAGCATAAAGACCACACTGCTGCAAGTGTAAATTTTATCATGCTGTTATTACCTGCCAGCCTTTACGTAAGTAGAGCGCCAGCCTATCGTTGTTTTGTTTTTTATCTGCGTAACCAGCAAAGTTAATATCTACAACTAGGGGATCTAACTTGCCTTCGTGTAATCGCTGTACACGACCCACAATTTGTTCTAGCAAACTGTCGTTGCTCATTGGGGCTGCAAGGATAACACAGCTGAGCGTGTTAATAGATATGCCTTCTGAAAAGATTTGCCGGCTCCCACAAATGGCTTTTTTGGTTCCATCAAGTACTTGTTGCTTGATGTGTTGTCTGTCTTCGTATTCTGTGTCGCCTGTAACAACCGCGCAATCTTCGCCAATGTATTCTTTCACTTTGTGTAAAAACTCCACTCGATCAGCAATAACCAATACCGAGTGACCTTCTTGCATATGCATTAATGCAATAGTTGCAATAAACTGCCTGTACTTTTCTGACTCTAGCAATTCCGTGACTTTTTCAACCCAAGGAACGCCTGGTTTTAGCGTAATCCCAGATTTAACAATGTGCACTGTGGGTGTTAGTGTGTTAGACTGCGGTGGTTTATAAACAACCGGCCCAAAGTAGTCACGGAACAGAATATGTTTACCGTCTTTGCGAATCATTGTACCTGACAGCGCAATACGGTATCGTGCGTGAAAAGCGTCCACTGTTTGTGCAAACGTAGTGGCAGGACAGTGGTGGGCCTCATCAAGGATAATACACCCAAACTCCTTAGATAAATCACCAGCAATTTTAGCAAGGGTCTGTATGTTGGCAACTGTGATAAAGTGGTCTTCATAGTCTATCTGTCCTCCGCCGATTACTCCAGGTTTGTGTCCAAACAGCACTTCGATTTCTTCACACCACTGATCTCTGAGAGCAGCCGTGTGTGTGATAACAAGGGTCTTTTGACCAAACTTGTGTGCAAGGTGTAGTGCTGTAAATGTTTTACCCCATCCAACCAGTGCGTTGATGAAACAAGTATCGTCGATTGGGTCATATACTACCTGCTGCTCTGGTCTTAGTTCAAACTTAGGGTCAGGAAAAGGTATATGGTCTACTATGCGTTTGTCAATGACCTCGTAGTCGTCTGGAACCAAGTCTAGACGGCCTTGTGGGATGCTCAAGATGCCTTTGGGCAGTACTTTGTAGTTTTTGATAGTTTCAACTGTAGCAAATTTCTTTGACCCAGTGTCTTTTTTGATTTTGTATGTAAGCTCACTGATAACCTTTTTGGTATGCTCAACACCAGGGTTATCCATGTAAATACGATTTGATATAATTGCTTTAGGCACTAGACCATTCTCCAACTATCGGGCTTGTGTGCGTCACAAAAACCATAAAAAATATGTGCCATGCCTAATTGCAATACTCTGGCATAGTGTTGATTTTCACCAGGCCGCTGCATGGCTTTGAAGCGGCTAGACAGACCTTGCAATTCAAACACACACCCTAGCCCTGCCGCAGGTAAAACTTGTTTGATCTTGCGTGTAGTCAGTTTGGCGCGTGTGGTTTTTTCATAGTGAAATACTCTGCCACTATTATCAATAAACCAAGTAGTAGACTTGGCTAATTTTACCAAGTCTGCTAAAAAGTAGATAGCGGTGCGAACTGGAAATAGCGTTACCTTAGGGTCAGCTTTTAAACGCAGCCTGCGCATACCCAAAGTAGTTCCAGGTATGCTGGCGTCGTCTACTACGCGCACAGTTGCTGTTTCAGAATTCAGCTCATCAACATAGTGCGTGTAGTAGTACACAACCCCAGACTCTTGTCTGGGTTCATGCTCACCTAGCCTGAACACGGGCCAGTGTATCTCCGATAATTTCGTATGTTTCTGTAAAGTGTCCAAAACTATAATCCTCGCCAATATCTTGATCTACACCAATTGGGGTGTTTGGGATTTCACAGCCCCACTGGTGTTGAGTGTTACGCTTTAGGATCTCGCAGTATTCCACCACATCTTCGTCTTTTACAAGCGCAACAATCGAGTCATGAACCAGCATAAAGATTTTAGCATCTAGCTGTTTCTCTTTAACTTCTTGTGCTGTTCGCATAGCGCCAAGTAAGTTAACATCACTGGCAAGTGACTGTACTTCAGCGTTGATTCCGCTACGGACTTCGTGAGCTGCGATACCTTTATCTGCGCTAAACACATTAGGTAGTCTGCGTTTCCTGCCAAAGAATGAGTATGTATAACCATTTGTTTGAATAAAGTTTTTGCGATCTTCAAGCCACTTTTTTAGCTTGTTGAATTTTGTAAAGTATTGTTTAATATCGTCACGAGCCTGCTCAACAGGGTAAACCTCACCAGTGGCTTTTGACACAGTCTGCGATACTTTGTTAGCACCTGAACCGTACAAAATACCAAAAGAGATAGCTTTAGCCGATTGACGCATACTTCCAAACAGCTTTTTAACGTCTTCAACCGCACATGGCAATGAGAACACCATTTTAGCAATTGTTGAGTGAAAGTCGCCGCCTGAACTAAAAACTTCTTGCAGGTTCTTGTCACCGCTTAGCACAGCCGCATAGTACATTTCAGCTGTGGTCAAGTCTTGCGATACAATCTTGTAGCCTGCTGGAGCCTGGATGCAACCTTTGATAATAGGATCGTCGCGAGGTATTTGCTGAGCGTTGAACTTCCCAGAACTACTAAGCCTACCGCTAGTAGTAAATATAAGATTAAAATTTGTACGAATACGACCATCGCGGTCAATTTCTGGTAGAATCTTTTGAATATAGGTGTTTTGAATCTTGCCAAGCTGACGAACCTTTAAGATAGCTGCTGGTAGTGGATGTTCATCTGATAGTTCGCCAAGTACTTCTGCGTCAGTTGAGACTGCACCAGTAGCTGTTTTCTTGCCAGTCGGGTTAAGACCCAAGTAGTCAAAAAGCACAACACGCAGCTGCATAACACTGTTGGGATTAAAGATTTTGCCACTGTCACGCTCGTATTGTTTTACTGCATCAAACGAGTACACAACCTGCTTGGCAGCCTCAATTTCAGCATCAAGGTATTTACTAGCAGCAGCCATGCGTTCTGTGCTCATAGGAATACCAACTTCTTCCATGTCCATCAAGAACAGTGTACCAGGAATCAATATTTCCGAATAAACTTTACGCAGTTTGTCGTTGGCTTGTACAATGGGCCAAAACTTGTGGAAAAGTTCGTATGTAACGGCTGTGTCAATCGAAGCGTAACGGCTAATAGTGTCGAATGGGATAAGGTCATAGGTAAAGTCATCTTGCAGCAAACCATTGGCTGCACAGTATGCCTTTTTAAAGTCATCAAGTTCACTATCATAGTCGCCGTAATCGGTGTATTTTAAGGCCAATGGCTTCAAACCATGTGAATCAGTTTCATCTAACACATAGTGCATGACCATTGTGTCGTGTACACGACTACGAGGAAAACTAATGCCAAGGTGATACTCAATCATCTTGTAGTCAAACTTCATGTTGTGAAACACTGTTGTGTATTCATTAGCAATCTTTTGCAACAAGTCCATGCACTCGTCGTCTAGGCAGTCTGTTAAGATATAACGACCATGCTTGGTTTTGTAGCTTAGTGACAAACCAAGTACGTAACCGTCTCGTGGATAAAGACAAGTTGTTTCCGTGTCCCAGGCAACATAACCTCGGGCATTGTCCATTACTTCTCGCAAAAATTCTTTGGCTTCATCAGTGCTGTCAATACCCTTAAAATCACCTTGTACACTAGGCTTTAGTTGACCTTTTACGTACTTGTGAATACGATCCACAGCACGCTGAAAGTCAGGTTTGCCTTCAGGCTTGAAGCTCAGCATTGCTGGATTTGAGATAGCAATAAACTTGTCGTTGACAAGCTGTCCAGCCATGTTGGTTACCGAGGTAATCTTGGCGTATTCTTTGGCAGCTTCTGCGCCGACTAAGACTACGAAGTCGTATGGCTCCAAGTCTACTACCAAGTCTACATCTTTTTTCAGCAATTTGGTAATTGGCACCGAACTCATGTGGTACTGGTCATACTCAAACTCAAAGTAGTCTGAATAACGAGTACGGTTGGGTGCTTTGTCAATAACTGCAATTTTCATTTATTATTCCTTGTGATACTTTATTATAGCGTATCTGAGCTAACATTTCAAGTTTATTTATTAATGTACTCTGCAATGCTTCGTACATTCTCACTATCTAAATCGCCAGGGTCTACACCATCTGGTAGGTCTACTACTTCCGTAATAAAACCTTCAGCTTCGATAATAGGCTTGAGTAATTGGGCGGCCTTGCGACCCGCTTCGTCACCATCGAATAGTAGATATACGTGCGTAATACCTTGAGCCTTAAATGGAAGTAACTTCGATTTCGTTTCGTTTTGTAGGGTATTGGTGCCAAACGCGCAGACAACATTTTCACAACCTTTGTCATATAAGTTAAGCATGTCAAACATGCCTTCTACAATTACCATTGAACTATAACCACTTGGCAAGTGGCTGGGAAATAGTGGCATCTTAACACCTACAGGATAGTTAACATACCTGGGATTGCCTTGTGACATTGTATGTCGTGCCACAAACACAATATTTTTACCAGTAATGTCTTTGATTGGAAACACAATACGGTCTTGTAGCTTTTCAACTTGATTTGTATAAAAAGCCTCAAAATGCTTGAGTGTTTGTGCACTAACGCCACGAAACACTTTGGTCCAAGGTGTGTAGCCACTAGGCAATTCTAGTTCTTGACCAAATCGTTTTAGTACTTCCAGCTTTTCTTTAAGTGCCATAATCTTGATGGGTACTGGGTTTGTAAAAACTCCATAATACTTAAAAAGATTGGTTTTAAAGCCACAAGCAAAGCAATGTGCTACGCCAGAAACTTTGTCAACACGAAAGCTGGGGTTTGAGTCACTATGATCTGGGTTTAGGCATTTGATAAGATAGTCACGACCTGAAACAGAGAACTTCAGGTCGTTTTTCTGGATAAGTTCTAAGACTGGGTCACTCATTATGCATTCCAAGGTAAGTCTGCACCGCTATCTGATACCGGCACCACTTCCTCTTGACCTTTCTTTACTTTTTTAACTGGTTCTTTAGCTGCTGGGCGATCCACACTCTGTGGCGAAATGCGTAGTGAGTCCCAGTCAATTGGGCACGTAAACGCCATTTCTTTACCGCCTCGGATTTTAGTGGTTTGAAAAGAAATTGCACTGGTTTCTTTATCATGAGCTTCCATTGTAAGTGCGATATCTGCGGCATCCAAAATACCTTTGGCAAAACGTGCTTCTCCGTTAGCGTCGATTTGATATGGACTAACCATAACGATCTCGTACTTACGGGCAAGGTTTTTGAGTTTCTTGGACACTTCAATTTGAGGTTTCCAATCATAGATATCTGTGCCTTCAATCTGAATTTGATTTAAGTAGTCAACTACTACCAGTTTTAGTTTATCGCCAAACTTGGCTTTAGCTTTGCCGATATGCAAGTCGATGCTGCTTAGGGTCAAGTCACGATCATCAACAATAATCATTTGATTATCTGCTTTTAGCACACAGTTTCGTACTAAGTTTTCTTCAAACTTGTAGCGGTCGCGGTGACGTAAAAACTCCGAGACTAAGTCACCGCTATTCTCAAACATTTCTGCTCGGGCTCGAACTACTCGTAGCAGTTCGTCATCTGTTAGTTTGTGTTGTTTTAAGTTTTGTAGGTTTACATTTGCCAGGATACTAAGATTACGTTCCATGGTCTCTTTAGCAGTCATCTCAATACTAAAGTAAATACTACTGTTACCAGACTCATATTGATTAACAAAAAGATTGCTACTAGCAATAGATTTGCCAGATCCCCGTTTACCTCCAATGAGTATGAGTTCTTGGCGAGCCACGCCACCAAGCACACTGTCAAAACCGTTATTAAGGCCAAGATAAACACGTTCTTTTTCCAAATCTTCTGGGTGGCTGAACATCATCATGTCAGCCATTGTAAACACTTTTTCTGATGTGTGGGTCTTTTCTTCAATTGTTAATGCAATTGAAGCTAAGTTTTCTTTTATTTCATTTGTATCGTAGAGTGGTAACTTGTCTACGAATTTATCTAGTAATTTTACCGTTTCGTTTTGAGTATACTGGTCGATTAATGCGTCCAGGGCTACTTCTGCGGAAACGTCTGGTACCTCGGTTAACCGGAGAGTTGCCAGTGTTTTAGACGCCGGACCCTCCCTTAAGGTTAGCTCAAGATCGTCAAAAGACGGAATTGCGCTGTACTTTTCGTAGTATTTGTTTACTACGCTGTACAAGGAAGAATACGCAGGGTCTAAAAATACCAACTTGAGTTTAGCCCAAATATCTAGGTTACGCTCAGTTAATAATTTGTTTAAGACTACTGCACTAGTATCCAAAGTTACCCTACTTTCGCTTCATTGTCAATAATAACTTGATCTACGATTTCAGTTACTTTGTACATAACTTGCTCTCGCAGCTTTTTTAAATCTTGTTGATAAGTTACGCCACTATCATACAGCAAACTCAGTTGTTCATGAGTTATCAACTGCTGTAGGCCAAAATAAATGTGGTCGTAAGCCATTGTAGATTCTGGTGAGATTTCTACTTGTGCGGCTTTTCCATAATTGTGCATAGCCTGTTTGACGACTTCTTCCATCGTAAACGACTCGTTGTCATGGTATGTAATTGTAACACGCATACTCTTGACCTCCTAAACAGAAAAAGCCCGGGAGCTTTATGGAACTCCCGGGCTACTGATTTAAACCAAATTAAGCAGCGGCTTTGGCTTCTGCTTTGGCTTTTTTAGCTGCGCCGTCATAGTCAGCAACTTTGATACCACGACGAGTCAACAGGGTACGCAGGCCACGCTCTGTTTTGTCAACTTTAGCAGCAATTTCTGCAACAGTCATAGTGTGGATGCTAGCACCCAAGGCAGTTACTTGGTCAACAGACTCTTTAGCATGAGATTCTTTTTGTGCAGGAATCTTAGCAATCTGGCCTTTACGTGTCAGGCTCAAAGCCTTACCACGAACTGAGGCAACAGTTTTGTTGAGTTTGGCAGCGATTTCTTCGATATAGCTACCTGCGTCAGCCATACGAACAAAAGTAGCTTCTTCGGCTTCTGTGTAAGTACGAGCAACTTCAACTTTTTCAGCAGGCTTTACTGAGCCAGTCAACTCAAGGGCCAACAGCTTGCCTTGAATTTGCTTTGCAGTGAACTTGCCGTCAGCAAAGTTTTCAGCAATATCTTTGTAGGTTAGGTTACCAGCATTTGCGTTAACGAAATCGGCAAGATCAGCGCCTTCGTCAGCAGTAAATGCACTTGTTTTTTCTTTTGCAAGACTAGCAACTTCACGATCTAGTTGACGCAGTTTGCTGGCAATACTGCGAGTGGTTTTACCCAACTGCTCAGCAGCACGCTCAACGCTATCAACGCTAACAGGGCTTTCGCTGCCAACGATTTGCATCAATTGGTCAACAGCTTCGTCAGACCAGTTTTTAGTTGTTTTTTCAGTCATTTGTGGTTTCTTTCAAGAAAGTATTTAGGTTTGTTATGATTTGGATGCCAAGAGACTCGGCTTTTTTGCGTTTTGTACTAGCTTTATCTTCTTCATCAACTAGGATATCAGTGGCTTTTGTTACTGATTCAGTAACATTGTAGCCTGCCTCTTCTAGTGCTTTGTAGGCTTCTGCTTTAGTTTTGTAAGAAGATAACTTTCCAGTGATACAAACAGTCTTGGAATTATTATTACTATTTGATGTGGAATTGCGGTTGGACTTAAAAGAGAACGGCAAAAACTCTCGTAAGTCAGGGAAATCTGTTTGTAGCCAGCCAACTAAGTTTTCTGTGACTTTGTCGCCTAGGCCAGCTTGTTTGCAAGTTTCGTAAGTGATTTGGTCAATGTGCTCGACAACACTGCAAATCTTTTGTGATGCTGTATTGCCAACCAGTGGGATACTGAAGCTGGCAATCACTGTGGCCAAGTCAGCACCTTTGGCACGCTCAATCTCGTCTAAGAGTTTTGTGGCTGTGCGCTCACTGCCCAATGCTTCAGCTGCGGAATCTTGGTCTAAGTAGAACAGCTCGGTTAAGTCTTGTAGGTTGAGCTTTTCAACACTCCGAGGCCCCATGCCTTTGATGCCCAGAGTCTTGCAGAAGTGTTCAACTTTTTTACCCAGCTGTGCTCCGCAAGCTGTGTTGCGACAAAACAATTGATCGTTGACCAATTCGAGTTTATAATCACAGCAGGGGCAGGTTGTTGGGATTTCGATCTTCATGTTGTTTATCACTTTGTAGACTATATTATACTGGATTAGGTATGGTTTGACAAGTGTAAATTTTTACTCCTCAAGCATCAACTTTATGTAGTATGCAAGGAATAATTTCTCCGGCACGTATAACGGCCACACGATCACCAATTCGCAAATCCAGCATTTCAATAAAACCTGGGTTGTTCAAGGTAGCACGACTAACCATAGCATCGCCAATAAGTACAGGTTCCAGGATACCCACAGGAGTAACCTTGCCTGACTTGCCAACTTGCCATTCAACTGCCGTGAGTGTGGTTTCAACGTGTTCGGCACGCTCTTTTTTAGCATATGCACCTCTGGGATGTTTGGCTGTGTAACCCATCTCATAGAACAGCTCGTTATCGTTAACACGGAACACTACACCGTCACAAGGAAATATTTTGTCCAAGTCCGGCTCATTGATTACTGAAAAGCCTGAGTCGTGTAAGAGATTTAGGTCTTGGTTGAATGTGTCCGATAGGCTAGGCTGAACACCATAAGCAAAGAAACTTAGTGCTCGTGATTGAAATTCAGCTACATCTTTTAAGTTAAGTGCACCGGCTGCATAGTTACGTGCATTTTCAATGTTGAGTGGAGCAACAATCTCGCCAGTAACTTGGTACACGCCTAAAAAGGGAACTTTTTGTGGAACAATGGGGTTGCCCAAGAATTTATCAGTTACAATCTGACCTTCTACACCATCCCCACGGGTAAGAACTCGAACAAGATTACCATCAACATAAAGTAGGCTAAGAGCTGCCCCATCCAACTTAACACTTGTAGCAATGCCTCGAATGCCTTGGAGAGGTTGGACGCCTTCATCTTCGTAATACTTTTGTAGTGAGTACATTTGGTACAAATGTCGCTCGGTTTTGAGATTTTGTTTTGCCCCCACAGCACCGTAACCCACGCTATCAGCCAATGCATCAAACTGTGCATCAGTGATAAATGGTGAGCCTGCATAATAAGCGGCTGAAGCCGAATCTAAATATTGTGTGATTTTGTTCATAAAACAATTATAACAGTTTAGGGTCTACGAAACAAGTATAAATTTAGAAATGCCGTCCAAAAGCGCAGTAAACCTGAAACCAGGGAGATATTTGATAAGTTTGTTGATCGTGATCCCAATAAGGGTTAATCTCCCACGTTACCTCCCAATCACGACTGAGTTGCCAGTGACGTTTACCAAAGCGAATATTAAACCAAAGGTTGCTCATTTTTCAGTTTCTCACTATAATGTTCAATAATTTCACGACCCTCGGCTACACTGCAAATTTCAAAAAGTCCGTCTAGTAAGGCATAGATATTTTCAGTGCTTGCAGGAATCGAGACACCTTCACGACTAGGTACAAATTCCCCTTCATACGACAAGAAGTATTTGCGTAGTTGTATATAAGTAACGTCTCTGAAATCGTTAACAGCTAATCGAACTTGAAAACCTTTGTCCATGTTTTCTTCGATTGTTTTTGAGTAGAGTATATTCTCGTCCATATTTATCAGCCTTTTGGCGCAGATATAATTCTTTGCAGGTTTTCGTGTGTTGCTGGGGTTGCCCAATGTGTGGTAGCCCAGTCTGTAATGCAGTTGTTTTCTGAGATCTGCGACTCACGTCCTGCTACGCGCATAAGGTTACACCAGTGAGTCCAGTAGTCAGCAAGTATGGCCGCATCAGACCATACTTGCCATACTGCTTCACTGTATTTCTCGTTTACAGGCTCGCAGTACATCCAGTACCTCATACACGAACTCCTAGTTCACGAAGATGTTCTAGTGATGCCAGTTCGTGTGCTTCTTGGTATGCACTCTGTAACCACTTGTCGCTAAGCAGCCAGATACGATAGACCCAGCCGTGTTTATCGGACTTCTGCTCAGACTCAATACGTGCAGTAGAGTCATAACGCGCACTGTACACAACTTCGCCTACACGAAAGCGGTCACGTACTGCACCTTCTGGAATCAGCTCTGGGCGAAAGTAACTTGACCCAGGCACTCGGATTGGTACTGCGTTGTCTTCTAGCACACGCTTAATGAAACCTGCACTGCGATAAGTCATTTTTGAAATTGCATCAACAGTTTCACCATTTAAGTATTCTGAGATAATATAAACTACGTCTTCCCGGCTAGCGGGCTTGCCGCGTAGCTCAGCACGACGTTGTGCATCACGAGCTTGAGAACGCTTAAAGTCCTCGATAATAGTACCCAAGCGGGTAGTGTTGTATGCCATGCCAAGAATCTGGCAAGCATCTTTTTTGGTAATAGGCTTCTGGCCCTCTTCAGTGGGTTCTAGTAGGCGGATAACTCGGCTAATGTTGGCCGGAGTCATCAGTTCGGTTTCCAGTTCGCTTCGTTTCTTTGTTGCCATATTAATATTTACTTTTGGTTTTTATACCGTACTTTTCTTGATGTTTTGACTTTTGTTTTGCTTCATGCACTGCAATAGCTGTGCGTATTTCTTGTAACAAAGCTTCGTCGTCCCACACAAGAGTGGTCTTGCCGTCAGGCCAAGTGGTAACAGTAAGATGATTGCCTACTACCACTCGTGGTTTAGGTTGTTTCTTTTGTTTCATAACAAAAATAGGCGGCACTAGGCCGCCTGGATTACTTGAGGATACTGAGGAAGTATACAGCTGCTTTGCCAGTCAACTTGCTGAGAATGTCTTCGTCAACAGGTTTGTTCATATCTTCGATAGCTGCTTTCAAGTCAGCAATAGCGGACTCTTTGCTTACACGAGCTGGCTTGTCACCAGCTGCAGGTGTTTTGGTTTTAGCACTACCTGCGGCTGGGTCTTTTTTCACATAAACACCGGCTTGTACCAGTACCATGCGAACGCCATTAGGCGATTGCTCGAATTCTTCGGCAATGTCTTTGATGATTTCAGTTGAGTTGTCAGGTGTTGGGCCTGCGGCTTCGTATTTTGCGATAACTTCTTGCTTAAGTTCGTCTGTCCAAGTTGCTGCCATGATGTGCTTTCTGTTATTTGTGTTTAAATGTGGTCTGTGGTAACGTCGGTCATTTTTTCTGGAATAAACCGGCGATAGTTATGCTTTAAATCATATTTTTGCATAACAGCTATTTTAGCATTATATTGACTCTCAAGCAAGTCACGATATTCGCGGGTGAATTCTGCAAAGTTATCTTCTGGCATTTGCGATACATCAATGCCTTCAAAGTGGGTACTGGGCTGCACTACTTCAATAACTGCACGCTTGCTAGCAGTGCCATCAGCTTTTGTGTAACTAAATTCTACGAGTTTCATGTGGTTTGCCTTTTGTATCAATCTAAGCCACTATTATACTGTGATTTGACTGTGAGTTCAATACTAAATTTCTTGATCTTGTTTTAGGATTTCTCGTGCAAGACCTGTGGAAAACTGCTCTGCCATGCGTTCGCTGAACATTGGCAGTATTAGCAGTGGAGCCACAGCCGCACTTACAAGCACATAAACTACTGTGCTGGTTTTAGGATATTTGGTAAAGCTATTTGAGATTTCGCTAGCACGCGCTTGTTGCACCAGCGGCCAAAACCAAAAAATGCAGGCAGTAATTGAGGTACTAAATGCAAATAGCAAATAGTAGCCAATCAATTCCATGTGCTGCCTTTGCGCATAAAGGCACGAGCGCCTAGTGTGAAGTCAACTTTACCTTGTGGCAGATTGATGAACAGTTTGGTACTTGGCACTGTCATTGCCGCTTGCGCCACTTTAGGGTTAGAACTAAACAGTTCTTTTGGAGCGCGACCGGTAAACTCTTTGAACAGTTTGGCCAGGCGAATTGCTGTGTGCGACCACTGTGGGGTAGTGGGAGCTTTGCGTTGACGGCCGGTTTCTAACAATGCATTTTGCACCTGCATATTATTGGGCTGTGATCTGAGCGTACGCTCTAGTCTGCGTTTGCGGTTGGCTTGTGTGCGTGCCACGCCTTGTGGAACGGCTGCTGCAGGTGCGGCGGTTTTGGATTTTGTTGCCATTTATAACTTTCTGATTGTATATGCGCCGGGATTATTGTGTACAGCGGTTAATTCAACTACTCCAGCGGTGTCCAAGAATTCTAGTACTTGAAAAGCTTCGCCATAAGTTTGAATTACCACGCTGGGTTCATTGATTACTTCAGTTACCCACTCTAAAAACTGTAGTGTAACTGGAACTCGTTCAGTTTGCGAAAGGCCAGTTAGCAACACTCGAAAGGGGTTCGTAGTCAATGTGTGTGGGTGTGACATGGGCTTGTGCATCGCTGTTTACATAGTCTGTGATAGATTCGGCATTTTTAATGTCTTGTGCAATTTTATAGCACTCACCTAGTGCAGCAATCAGTTCTGGAATGCTGTCTACTGCAATAGGCATAATTCGGTCACAGCCGTCAACAATCACGACTTCTTCTGTGCCACCAGCATTAGTGCCAAACTCTACATAGTTGTAGTAAAAGTCACCAGAAGCGTCTGGGCCAAAAAGGTTTTCGTCGCCAAAGGTGTCGACGTCATGTGCAGGAACTTTAGCAAAATTAATTTTCATGTGATTGGGTATGGTTATGGTTGTTGCGTTAAAAGAATATTATAACAAAAAGTAGTTACAGTTTCAAGTGAATATTTTCGCAAACAAAAAACCCACCTAAACGGTGGGTGGTTTGGTGCGCTAGACTGGAATCGAACCAGTACTCGATCGATTATGAGTCGACTGCTTTGCCTTTAAGCTACTAGCGCAAGGTTTTCATGATTTCTGACCGCTGTTCAGGAGTGTAACGAACCCAGTTTATGACTTGTTCCAGCGTGCGTTTGCATGTGGTACATTGCTGCAGTTGGGGGTCTAACAAACACCGTTGCTGACAGGGACTTTCAATCTTCGAACTCAACGTAGTCTTCTTTGCCTACGCCACATTCTGGGCATTCAAAATCGTCTGGCAAATCTTCCCAACGACCTTCTAGTTCTTCATTGTGAACGTGGTCACATACTACACAAATTCGTGTCATTGTACGGTCTCCCAGACTTGTTGATATGCTTCTGCATGACGTTGCTCGACACGCTTGAGTGCTGCAAAACGCTTTTCAGCTTTGGCCAATACTTTGGCAAATGCTTCAGCATGTTCACGTGACTCAGCAGTTTGATGACGCACCTCAATTAAGGCTGCTTCGTTGTTTTCTCGTTCTGCGGCTTCTTCCATGCGAGGATACATTTCAGTATACTCGTAGGTTTCGCCTTCAATGGCTTTTTCCAAGCATACTTTGGTTGAGGGTCGCCCAATAAGTAACTCAAGATGACCCCAAGCATGTTTTAGTTCCTGGTCGGCTGTATGCTCGAAGTGTTTTGCAACATCTTCGAATCCATCTTCACGTGCAATTTTAGCAAAGTAGCGATACTTAATATGAGCCATAGACTCACCTGCTAGTGCACTCTCTAAATTTTGTAATGTTAGTGACATAGTTATAAATAAAAAATCCCCGAAACAGTACTTATTATACTAGATTCAGGGACATGGTTCAAGTGTAGATTTGGTACATCCTGACAGTTTCGAACTGCCGACCCTCTCGGTGTAAACGAGACGCTCTACCACTGAGCTAAGGATGCATGGAGCGGGGTACGAGGATCGAACTCGTCTCACTAGCTTGGAAGGCTAGAGCACAGCCACTATACCAACCCCGCGTTTAATTTAACATTTGTGGAACATACTCAGTTCCAGCGCCACGTGCGCCTGGTTTCCCTACCATGTCAGCATAGTCTGAAACCATGGTAACATACTGCATACCTTGCTTACGCAGAAGATCACAATAAATAAGTGCAGATTGTAGTTGTACGATCTCTGTTGAGCAAGCACTGCCCAAGTCGTTTGTCCAGTATATTTTATACATAATTGTTTGTGGAGCAGGATAGGAGGGTCGAACTCCTGACATTCTCGTTGGCAACGAGACATTCTACCACTGAATTAATCCTGCTTAAAAGGGTACATCGTCATCTAAGATACTGCGAATCATTTCACGTTCGCGCTTGACTAAGTCGTCTTCGAGCCAAGGTTTGATTTCTTCTTCGATGAATCGTTGCTGAGCCTTATACCCAGCGTGTTCTTGTATGGTTTCGGTAACAATCTTGGTAAACTTAAATAATCCAGACTTTTCAGCCCAGATCAGGTATTCGTAGTGGTCTGGGATACAATCACATACTCGGCAACCTTGTAGTTTGCCTACCATAATTTTGTCTTGCATGTCTAAGAGTGGAGACTTTAGTTTTGAGAATCCAATTGCCATTACCAGTGTCTCCATACGCCTGCTACAATAAAGCAATTTGTGCCAATATAACTTAACACAATTAGTGTTCTGATAATGGCTACCACATCAGCTTCGCAGTCAGTATTTCCAGCTTTGGCGCCTAGGGCATTTGCCCAAAGTCTCCAAAATTTTCTCATGCTTGTTGCTCTGCTTCTAGCTGTTCAAGCCTATCGGCTGCTTCTTCTAGCAAGTCTGCTATACGGTCTGGTTTGCCCTCTTGCACCGATTTTCTGGTAGCAATCTGACGACGTATTTCAGCACGTTTTCGTAGTCTGTAGATTAGTGTTTCCATAATTACTCCATATATAACCACACTAGGTGTCAAGGCTTCTCACTACGCCTGTTCGCGACTAGTACACTAGACACCACCGTGGAGTTAAGGCTTAGTGTGGTTATATATGGCGGGTAGCAGAGGAGTCGAACCCCATCCCGTTTCCGAGAACCCAGTTTTCAAGGCTGGTCGCAGGACCAACCCCGCTGCATTACTACCCACTATTTTATTCTTGTTTTGCTTCTGATTCACGCTTGGCTTGCATAGCTTGCAGCCGCTTGACCACTTCGTCCGAACCCATCCAAATGTCTTTGTTGTGCAACATACTGGAGATTTCTTCGCGGGTTAAAAAGTCTTGGTATACTTCAGTCATGAAGTTTTCTGACCAAGTACGTTCAAACTGTAGCTGATCGTACATTTCGCCGCCTTTGCCAAATGTTCCAGCCGAATAGTTGTGAAACATAAACAAGCTGTGTGGCGTGACTTCTTGCGAATGACCGTGTAGGAAGATCATGGTGGCTGCACTCATGCAAGCACCTTCTACACTGCACACAACAGTAGCATCTGTGTCCGACATTACTCGTAAGAACTGTAGTGTGGTAAAAAGATCACCACCAGGACTATTGATATAAATGCGAATTGTGTCGGCGGCCGATGCGTTACGAATAATGTCAAACCACTCAATGTATTCCTCGGAATCTTGAATTGGTCCTGACAAATAAAACTCATGAACGTGTGCGACTGGCTTTGTGAAATTGGTTGAAAACTTGTTGGATTCAAACAATTTAGGGTCGAGAATATTAGACTTCATAAGTTCCTTTACTATATTTAAGTACTCTAGCTAGCCAAGGAGCCCTTGCTGTTAGGCAAGGTGGGGTTTTAACCCAAAAGTACTTAAATATAGTGCCAGTATTCTGTTACGAGGAACTGGCCAAACCCTAAGCAGCAATTAAGCTGCTAAAGCGTAAACTTGATCGTTTGCGTTTATTTTTGTTTTGCTTCTGCAAATGGGAACAACCCCAATCTTAAGGCTTCTGCTTTACCTAGTTGTCTACGTCTCTACTCTTAGCCCAATCGATCCTGTGTCAGGCCCATCAAAAGAAAACTGAATTCAGGCTCTATGTCCTGACCATATGCTTACGCCGTGATGCACGTTGTACACCGTGTCAATTTTCTTTTGGTGGACCTGGCGGGCACTGCCCCCGCGTGTCGAACTCTTTTGGGTCGGCTTCATACAACCATATTTAAGTACTCTAGTTTGGATTCAAACCTTGTTCTAGTCTTGTCGATCTGCGCTTCTCACAGTGCTGACCAGAGTACATAAATATGGTGCCCCATGACAGAATCGAACTGCCGTAACCTGATTACAAAACAGGTGTAATACCATTATACTAATAGGGCTGGAATAGGTGACAGGATTCGAACCTGCATTGAACGGATTTGCAATCCGACGCGTAGCCGTTCCGCCACACCTATATTAAATTTGACGAGCGCGAACACACTGTTCAAACTGATTAAACGTGCGCTCAAACTTCAGCTGATACATTTGCTTTAGTCCAATCAGGTAATTCATACGCTGATCTTCGTCCATATTGTCGTGCATATCCAAATACAACTGAATGTCATCACAAACATTCCAGCATTGCATAATACCTTGTTCTAAGTCAAAACGATCAGTCATGTTAGTTTGCCAATATAAATTTTAAACGGTCAGCAGCATAGCTTGCTGCAAAAGCTCGGGGCTTTACTTGAGCGTCAATGTTACAAGTACCTTTGATATATCCAACTGCTTGCTGTACAACAGCAGAACTCTTGTATCGCTCGTTGGGATTAATGTCTAGGTGTACTTCTACATGACGATCTTGTAAGACCTCTGATAGTTCATGAAATAGGTCGCTTACTTTGTAAACTTCATTCATTAATCGCATACTGGGCTTGTTTGCTTTTTGATCCCAGTCACGTTCACGAGTTACACTTCCAAAGATTTTACACCCATGACAACCATCAATATGCACAACAACTGCCAGGGTATAGTCAGCGTGCCATACGCCGTTAACTTTAACGCGTTCTGAATCTGCACCTAAGTAAACTCGGGTTTCAGGACTCTGTGCTGCAATAAAGTCTCGGACTTCTTGGATGTTGAATTCGTACATAGTATGTGTTAAGTGGAGGGTCTGGAGAAAGTCGAATTCCCAACCTCTTGGTTCGTAGCCAAGTGCTCTGATCCATTGAGCTACAGACCCTTGTGGCAGAGGATAGAAGAATCGAACTTCTGACAACGGAATCAAAATCCGTGGTTATACCATTTAACTAATCCCCAACAAAATATGGCTCCAAAGGCAGGGATCGAACCTACGACCAATTGATTAACAGTCAACTGCACTACCGCTGTGCTACTTTGGAATATTTAATTCTAGTGCCTGGTCGCAATCTCCAGGTAGCTTCAGCAATGGAAGGAACATTGCCTACACACTATAGCCAGTGAATTCACTAGAATTAAATATGCTGCTTACGATATACAGCGTGGCACTATCGTGGCCACCGATTGGATTACGGACGCTCTAACCGGAACGGCACGGACCTAAGGCAGGTTTTGGCGGTCTTAAGGGGTAACGATCCCCTTCTACAGCAGTGACAGTGCTGTGTGCGTCCATGAACACTTTAAGACCAGATTGGTACGACTGAAGGGACTTGAACCCTTAATCCTTGCGGCGATTGATTTTAAGTCAATTGTGTATTCCATTCCACCACAGTCGCGTTATTGGTGGTTGCTCTCCGACTCGAACAGAGAAGGCCAGCGGCAAGAGATTTACAGTCTCCCCCCGATACCATTACGGGACTAAGCAACCGAAAGAATAATAATTATACCGCGTTTAACAAGAAAAGGCAAATCTAAATTTTGGCATCCCCCAAGAGACTCGAACTCTTACTAACGGTTTTGGAGACCGCCGTGCTGCCATTACACCAGGGAGAAACAATGTTTGGTGGTTTTGAGTAGATTCGAACTACTGACCTAATCCGTATGAAGGATGTGCACTACCGCTGTGCTACAAAACCAAAAGCCAGAGACACGCTCTGGCTGAGTTATAAGTGCCGGTTACATTCTCCGGCGACACATTTCGTTGTGCCTGAAGACATTGACGCTGTTTAAGTTCCTTAAAGGGGCATAGTCTGTAGCCTTGAGTAAACAGATACACAGTTATTTTTGTGTCAGGATAACTTTAACCCCGTGAGAGCAGCCCATCTTGTTTTCGCTTCAGCGGACGCAGGACAGTGGTATTAGCACTGATTTGTTTACAAGCCTGCAATTGGTTGCGGGGGAAGGATTCGAACCTTCTAGGCGGAGCTTATGAGACTTGCCTCTACCCTGACTCCCCGCGATTTTTTACACCATTGTGTGGTGGCTGTTAGCATCACGAACTTTAACATAATGTTCGTATTGCTCAATCCAGTAGTTTAGCTCTTTGCTATTCTGTGGATTTTTGTCAGCCAAGTACTGTTCTAATGGTTCGTGTTCTGGACTAAAAACTGATTTAAGCACTCGTAGTGCATAGTCTAGGCCGTTCATTTTTGGTTAACGAACTCATAGAACTGCTTGCTTTTAGCAACCATGTCATTAAAGTCAAATGGCTTTGGCATGAACTTGGCAAGTTGTTCTTGACCCATTAGGGCTTTGTCTTTGGTATTATCAAAGATTTCTTGTGCAAACTCTACTGAGGCTGCGTATTCTGCTTGCATTAGTTCAGCAGTCATCTTGAGAATTTCAAGACGAATTTCAAAAGGAGATTTATTACTCATGGTAGTTCCTGTGTGTTGTGTAAAGTGTAGGCTTTGCACCTACTTGCGGCATCTAGGCCGTGTGAAATATGGTACTGAGGGAGGATACCGAGACCTCGACCCCTCGCTTATCAAGCGAGTGCTCTGCCGCTGAGCTACCCCAGTGTATTTGGTACTCCCGAACGGTTTCGATCCGTCTTTTCCGCCTTGAAAGGGCAGCGTCCTAGCCAGTAGACGACGGGAGCATTGTTTGTTTAAAATATAATTATACAGCCAATGGGCTGAACAATCAAGATAAGAATTCGAGTGGTGCAACCCACAGGAATCGAACCTGTTTCAATGGCTCTTCAGACCACCGCTATGACCACATCAGCTAGAGTTGCAATCGCAATCTTTTGGGCAGACAGTAGAGTTTCGATCTCTTTCTACGACTTTCACAGAGTCGGGTGCTCCCATTACACTACCTGCTGCATTTTTGGGTTTTGCATGAATAGCTGCTTCGGCAGCCTTACACGCGGTTAGGGTATCAAACTGGCAACGGCCTCGTTCGCCGTATTTGTACTTACCATTGTTGCACTTTATACAGGGCATATATTCCTTTGTTTGGCGGGAGATACAGGAATCGAACCTGTCAGCCTATTTCTAAACGAAGGCTTAGCAAGCCTCTGTTGCACCTTGCAACACATCTCCCGTACCATATTTGAACACACTAGCACCCACTTTTGCAACGTGTACTTTGTTGCCTAGACGTGTTGCCTTGCAAGGATTAAACAAGTGGTTGAACGCCAGCTTGCTAATGTGCTCAAATATGGTAGACGCACAGAGAATCGAACTCTGATTTGCTGGTTAAAAGCCAGCTACTTTAGCCGTTAAGTTATACGTCCAGGCTGCGCTTCCATTTGCCACGAAGCTGCTTGTGGCTTTTTGTATGTGAACCACTGCCGCCACGCTTCATCAAAGCTAAGGCAACATGATTCCGGGGTTTTCGTGTTTTCATAAATTTCCTTTGGTGGACCGTGGGAGGATCGAACTCCCGCTTCATGCTTGCAAAGCACATGTGCTACCATTATCACTAACAGCCCAAATTGTGGTGCGTCGAGAGAGACTCGAACTCTCAATCCTTTCGGCACTGGCTTCTAAGACCAGCGTGTATACCATTCCACCACCAACGCATTATACTTTTATATCTACGTTTGTGCCTTTGTTAGGGTCTACATTTCTGTAATACACCACTTGTTGCACAAACTGTTTATTGTTACTGTCTACCCTAGTTGTATAGACTATTTCTCGTACCTTACCCATGTAAGGTGAGAATGTTCTTGATACGCTAATTGTTTCCATATTGTTGTATACTTTGTTTACTACCCACCCCGCTAAGGGTGTGTTTCTGGATTATCGTGTTCATGACGCACGCCTATGCCAGAACCCAGACCATACCCACCAACTTTCCCGGGTGTTGATGTTCTCAAGCCTGCAAGGTTCCATAACTGAATTGGCCACTAGCAAAGCATACAACAATATGGTCTAATTACTCAGAACCATGTGTAATTCTGTGACAATTAGCACACAGAACTTTTAAATTACTAATAGAGTTATTTTCTCTATCTTTATCTATATGATGTACTTCTAGTGCTAAGACGTTGTCAAAACCACATATAGCGCATTTGCACCCATAATGTTTAAGTGCACGAGTTCTATAGGTAGAAGCACCATCTTTTGTTCTAAAGTAGGTGTTTGAACAAGCTCTAGAACAAGTTACTTGCTTATTACTATCGCGAACTTCTGTGGTAAACATACTACCACAGCAAACACATTTTCTTTGTTCAAGCTTTAATGGAGGGATTCCGTTAATAGTAAAATGAGATGTGTCCAATTCATTACCGTCTAAGAATTGTTTGACGATTGTGATATATTGCCCTTTTTTAGCGTATCCAAGTTTATTTAAAACTTGTGCTGTGGACAACGAAGTATCTACATACTCAAATAATTTTCCAGAAACTAAAGCTTGCTCTAGTTTATTGATTAAAACTTTACTCATAAAATCTCCTGCTCATGTATATATTATACATCAATAGCAAGAATTTTGCAAGTTAATTTTTGGTCACGGTGGTCCGAGTGGAAGGATTCGAACCTTCGATCTCTGCTTCCCAAAAGCAGCGGATTAAACCGGACTTTCCTACACTCGGATGTGTTAGTTTATTGAAGCAAACTAACAAAACTTACTGGAATACGCAAGACTGTCCAGTGCAACAAAGAACAATAATTATACCTGAAATGTAAAATAACTACAAGTGTAAAATTTTAATGGTGGATCGGGCAGGACTCGAACCTGCTAACTAAAATTATACAGCCCCGTAAGCAATATATTCGAATTCAGCCCACCTGTAACTTCATGTTTGCGACAGAGGAAGTAATCCTAGGGTGAAGGGGTTGTATGCCGGCTCTATGCTTTAACCATGTTAAGCTACCGATCCATATATTAGTACTTATTTTAACACAAGGGCGATTAACTCCCACCGGATATATAGATTATCACTCTTTTGACGGCACGTATGTATAAGTACTAATATATGGAGACCATCCCTAAATGGTCAACATATAGTCTTATTACTGAGGGCGACAGCCCCACTGTATCTTAGAATATCCAAACATCCCTTCTACAGCGGCAGGGCGTTCTTTTGGTTGACGGGGCTTACACCCGCCTCGAACGTAACTTATTCCTAGGGGCTAGAACTTGTCAGAGGAACGGGACTTAATTACTATTTTTATAGACTCTGAGTGCTTCAGCGTCAAGGCTAGCATAAACTCGGAAACTATCGCGACCAACCTTGTCATAAAGATCGTTTGCCATTTGCTCAAGATTTACAAGTTGCTCGATTGAGATCAAGGTACAAGTAACATATCGTGACAAGAAAGCATCAATTAAAAAATCGCGTGAATAGCCTGCCATGTTTTCTCCAAATCAGCCTATATTATATCAATAAACAACTGTTTCGTCAAATGTCAAAACTCTGATCTTAACATCACCACGTTCTTCAGCTCGCGCAAGCCAGGTGTTTAGTACACTGTGCATAAACGAACTCATGTGATAGTTGTGTGCATGACAACGATAAGTGCTGCCACTATACCCATCAAACTCAAGCCAGTCACCATCACGGCGTACTTGAGTAATCCCACTATTAAGTTTCCAGCTATCACTGCCCATGTAACCACCATACCAACCAGCAAAAACTTTGCGCGTGGGTGTGGTTAGTTCAGGTGCGTCAAATTCTAGCACAACCCAAACATCTGGTGTGTATTCACTCATATGTATCCTCTTTAGGCCAGTTCTTGAGACTTTTATCTACTTCAATTTCTTCAATGGAATATTCGGGCATAGGAAACCTACGCTCTAAGGTTTCATAAGAAACACCATGAAATACCGCGACAACACTATTCCAGCCGGGTATTACTTTATTTACAATGTAAACAGTACTCATATTATTTCTCCGAATCAGACTATATTATAATCTGATTCAAGGACTTAATTCAAGTCAATATTTTGTTTGTTCAGCCAGTCGACGGTACTCGCCGCCAGTAGGATGTATACCATCTTTGGTGGTTTGTGTAATCACAAGTGTAACGTCCCCATACATTTGCGCAACTTTTACCACAGGTGTTTGCTTGATGGTATTATTAGCTGGCAGTATCCAAGTTACACGACCACTAATACGATCACGTAACTCCGCAATTTCTTTGAATGTTTTATCTGCCAACCAATCATTAGTGCCAAGACTAATAACGGTGTGTTGCGCTGCTGGCATTGTAGCCGCGAATCGTTTATTCCAAGCAGTACTGGTAATACCCACACGTGCAATCAGCTCACACTGTGGACGGTGTTGGGCAACGCCCACGGCTATAGAGTCGCCAACTATCAAACATTCTAACATATATTTTGGTCCGCCGTGCAGGAATCGAACCCACATTAAGGGCTTAGAAGACCCCTGTATTATCCATTATACGAACGGCAGATGTTTTAGCTGTAAATACGCATAATCGGCTTGTAAACACTAAATAGTTCACGGTTGTAGATTTCGACTAGCTCTGGGTCCATGTAGTCGTAATTGTCTGGAATATCAAGCACAATGGCTTTTGAATTCATTAAGTCAACCAGGTCGTAGTCGGCCACAAACTCCAGCTCAAGCTCGTCTTTGTTGTGCGGATTCACAAACACAATCTTGTCTGCCCAGTGAATCAAGTTGGCTGAACACGGCACTAGTGCGTAGTTAAAGTTTGATCCACAACTACGGGCATTGATGCCGTGTTGTGCGGCTAGAGTAGCGCCGGTTGGGCTTCGCAAGAGGCCAGCACTGCACACAAAAAGCCAGCGAGCAGCGTGACCTTGATGTGAGTTAGCATATGGAGCTGTGGTTTTAAAGATTGCAGCATTTCGCGTGCCTGCGGCAAAGTATTTGTCTGTCATTTTAGTAGTTGTTGTGCAAGTGGTGTACTTGCTAAGTTTTTTTGTTTTGATTCACACATTATATCGGCAACTGGACTAAATGTCAAGGCCCAGTTATTCACATCCTGATTCCAGTAGTAATCACTGTGAGCACGAAGCTTGGCGGATGTAAAGCCTAGAGCTTTGAGTTGCTGCAAGTCTGGTCTAGTGTTTGGGTCGTGTTCGACCAAGCAGTCTTCACGGCTGACACTATAGTGTACGACAGGACGCACACCACGCCAGCTATCGCACACACGCTTAAAACGTTCATCAGTAGGTTCAATGTATTCTCCTGAGTTAATCCAGTGGTGGTGAATGTCAAGCACAAGTGCACAAGTGTCTACTAGTTCAAGACTAGCATCAAGACCCCAGGTAAACTCGGCATTTTCGATTGTTAGGCAGTTACGTGCTTCGGGGCTAAGACGACGCATGGCGGCTTTGATGCCATTGGGACCTAGCTTACCGCCAACGTGCACATTGCACTTGAAGTCTTGAAACTGCTTGCCGTAACCCATGTAACGAATCAGGTCAGCATGATACTCAAATTCGGTAATACTATTCTCTACAACGCCAGGATTCTCACTTGCCAACACGCAAAACTGACCTGGGTGGAAGCTCAGACGAATATCGTGTTCGCGAGCAAAGTCGCCGCACATACCTAAGTGAGCTTCGAGCTTTGCAACAACATCTGATTCAAAGTAGAATGGCATATAGTCGTCATGAGTATATGCAGGCAACATATCTGATGTAATACGAAACATACGCTGATTGTGCGGCTGCTTGGCAACCCACTTGAGCTGACGATAGAAAGCATTCAGGTTATGGTCAAGCAAACCCCACAGCTTACTACGCCAACCGTCCGGTGTCTGACGAGCAAGATATGTAATAGTTGTAGACTTGGTGTTCAAGTCTGGGTGTGCAGTATCATGCTCTGTTTGAATTTTACAAGCAAAGCCAATGCGCTGAATGTTTTGATTAAAATATGTCATAGCCACAATTATAACAAAAACAGTTCAGCAAATCAAATCAATATTTATCGACCTACTAAGCCAAAGCAGATTCTGCACACAGGAAACTCGTCCTGATCGGTTTTGTGGTCGCTGCCCCAAATACCGCAGTGCGAGCATTCACAGCAGTAGGATTCTAACAAGTAGTCATCAATGTCTTCAATATCAATGCCAGCATCACGGCAAGCTTCAGTAAGGGTTTTACGGGTTCCTGTCAAGCGCTTAGTTAGCCGCTTGTACATCTGGTTTATATCGGTCATCTAGGTGGGGGTGGGTTTTCTCGAATTCTAAAAGGAACATAATACAGCAGGCTGCGTGAGCCAGGTGTGACAAGCCTGATTCAGGGTCACGATCTTCACCAGCATTAAATGCTGTGATATGTCGCATTGCTGCGCTTAAGGGTCGGCTCCAGGCAAAGCCCTTGCGCCAGTTGTGTTCTGCGTATTTTTGTGCACCAAATGCCAACACAGCAGCCGTTTGATTCATGGCTTCTGTTGATAGCAGGTGTAGGGGCAGTTTGTCTTGGTCAAACTTTAGTGCTGTACCCGCTGCTTTTTGAATCTCTGCAATCTTGTTTCCACCACGCAGCATTATTTCATCAGCCATTGCCTTAATTTGCTCAGTGGTTGGATAACCATCGTCTGGTGGATATTGCGCGGCTCTGTCAGCATCGGTTGGAAATTCTCCAAACATCATTTTGTATTCTGTGTTTTCGTCTAGTTTAGGCATCTGGTTTCTTGGTTAGTAGTGCTGCAATTTGAGCTTTTTTGTGTAAGCTGTTGAGAATGTGTGTAGGAATGTTTACTGGCCGGTTATTTTGACGACACCAATCTTCATAAACAGGCAAAAGCTTGTTTAAGATCAAGTCTTCTAGCTCGCGGGCATAAGATTTGTAAATAGGCATGGTATTCCTCCAGTTGACTAATTATACCGCAAAGGCAAAACTTTTTCAAATGTAAATTTTGCTGTGTTGGCGCAGTGCACCGACAATTTTTGACTTGTCACACGCCGGTGTTTGAGTTATAATGTTAAACACCTACAAAACTTTGTAATAAAACATGGACATTAATCTGCTCGTACAGCGTCTCCGACACGGAGACACTTATACAGTACAGGATGGGGACAACGACCCATATCAAGTCAATCGACCCCCTAATCACCTTATGATCAAAGCTGCTGATGTTATTGTGCACCAAGATAGTGTACTAAAACAAAATCATGAAACAATTTCTAGCTTGCAACGTCAACTCAACGAACTCACACAACAATATGAAACGCTTCGAACTCAGTATACTACTACAGCAGCTAGCGGAACGTCTTGATTGTGGTGAAGGCACTCGGCTAGAACAGATGAGCTTTGATGCACTAATGGAGATCTTAAATGAAGACATTAAAAATCGGAATACTGTGCCTGATGCTAGTGCCTTTTACCCTTGGCCTAGGCAACGCCCATGATGGCAAAAAAGTAAAACAACCACGCTGGGCAGAGGTAGAGTGTTTGGCTAAAAACATTTACCACGAATCCCGCAATCAACCGCTTGAGGGTCAGATTGCTGTTGCGCAAGTTACAGTTAACCGTGTAGCTAGCCAACAGTTCCAAAATACCGTGTGTGGTGTAGTTTATGCACCCAGCCAGTTTTCGTGGACACTAGACAAGCGTAAGCGTGTGCGAGATCAAGAAGCCTGGCGGGTTAGTGTTAGTATTGCACGTGCTGTGCTAACACGCTCAATAACTCTACCACACTTTCCTGCACTATACTTTCATACACCACAAGTAAACCCACGTTGGAATCGTGGTAAGCGTGTTGTGGCCAGAATTGGAAATCATATTTTTTACAGTTGAATCCTTGAACTGAGTCTGGTATAATAAACAAATCAAGGAAATAATATTATGAAAATCAGACTCTTATCAGACCTGCACACAGAATTCCGTCTTCCCTACAAAACTCATGCAATGAGTGAGTATCGTGGCGAAGACGTGCTTGTGCTGGCGGGTGACATTGCCAGCGGAAGCTCCAACACCCTGGACGTTATCAAACACTTTCGTGACCAAGGCTTTCCCGAAATCATTTATGTGCCTGGCAACCACGAGTACTACGGCACTGGCTTTGACGAGTTCAATGCTAAAATGCAAAACAAGTGCCTGGAGTTTGACAACGTGCACTTCTTAAACCCCGGCACTGTGACCATTGGTGGTGTTAAGTTTGTGGGCGGCACACTATGGACTAACTTTGGTGATAACCCCTTCAGTCAGTCGGCAGCCAAACGTGGTATCAACGACTTCCGTCAGATTCGTGACTTTGATGTAAACCGCTGTGCCAAAACCTACTACCAGCACCTTGGATATATTCAAGATCAGTATGAGCAGCGTGGCGACTCAAAGGTTGTGGTTGTCACACACTTCTTACCAGCTCGTGAGTGCATTGCACCACGCTTTCGTGGAGCAAACTTACTAAATGACTACTTTGCTAATAACCTTGGTGAGTATATTTCTACTATGTCTAATGCTACTTGGCTTTTTGGCCACACACATGATGCTACTGATATTGTGCTTGGTGATACTCGTGTGGTTGCTAATCCACATGGTTACTACAATGCGCTAAACGACGGCGTTGGCTTTGACCCTTTTAAAACTATTGTGGTATGAACAACAGATACTTAAACAGTTTACTACTCGGTCTACTAGGTGACATAAACCTAGTAGAACGCTGGTGGACGACACCTAACCGTGGCTTTAATATGCAATGTCCGTGTGATGTTGCAGAATCAGAAGTCCGCCGCTATCTTGAATCTTACTGCTTTAAATAACATGACCAACACCGAAGACCTTATCACAGCCCGTGTACTAGCCGACTCAGTTAGTCCAGAGGGTCAGCGCATGACTACCATGGAAATTGAGTACCCAAGGTTTATCTTGGCTGAACTCAATACGCACCGTATGTTATCAAAGAATTCGGCGTCAAGTCGTGCTATTCCTGTTAAAACCATGCACGAACACATTCGTAACAATACTGCTGGGCCTGTATACTGGGGTGTTAATCAACCAGGTATGAAGGCTAAAACGTGCTTGGATGCCGAAGATACTGTTGAAGCACTCATGATCTGGGAACAGGCTCGTGATAGCGCACTTGATTATGCCGGTCAGCTTGCTGATCTTAACCTGCACAAGCAGATCACCAACCGCATCACAGAGCCTTGGATGACGATGAAAACTGTGATTTCGGGCACTGAGTGGGCAAACTACTTTTGGTTGCGTGACCACCCAGATGCACAGCCAGAGATTGCACTGCTAGCAAACAAAATGCACAGTGTGTATGAGGCCAGCTCACCACAACTATTACATCCAGGAGAATGGCATGTTCCTTATGTTACTACTCACCGTGACAATTATTCTGGTGTTTTGCATTATCTTGACAGTAATGACAAGTATATCACAGCAAAAGAAGCGTGCATTATCAGCGCTAGCTGCTGTGCTCAAGTGTCGTATCGCAAGAATGATGATAGCTACGAAAAAGCACTAAAAATCTTCCAACAGTTAATTGAAAGCGAACCAGCACACGCTAGCCCAGTTGAGCATCAGGCCACTCCTATGGATGTGGAATCAATGTGCCGTTTTGAACCAGAAACTTGGCAACCTGGAGTTACTCATGTGAGTGCTAACAGTGACTTGTGGTCGGGTAATCTTCGTGGTTGGATTCAGCACCGCAAACTTATTCCCAAGGAGGCACGCTGGTGAACGTAGTCTTATATACAAACGATTTCGAGCCAATTACTGTGCTTGACTTGCCGCAGTGGTTGCTGGAGCAGCTAGAGCGGCAAGGTGCGGTGCGTGTGGCTGTGATGCGTCCAGTACAGTTTGGGATCGGTGATGGTGTCGCAGTTGGTTCAGTTGAGGGTCCAGAAGTGGTTACTATCTACTGTGAAAAGCTACGCTGGAAAGACGGCACAGTTAAGCCTATACTGGTTACCGACGACGACGAACTTGCACTCTCACTTAAACCTGAGTGGTTACCAGGTCAGCGTCAACGTGTTCAAAGCTATCAGCAAGCCATACGTGGTCTAACTGATAGCCTTGTTCGTGCAATGCGAAAATAGACTCTTGATTTCCTAGTTTGTGTGAGTTATAATAATTTATTCACTAGGAGATCAGCCATGTATTTTTGCGTAAAATGTTCAGATGACGTAAACCCACGCCGTTGGGCATTGGGCAAACACACATGCTTGCCGTGTGGTGAAGTGGTTGCACGCCAATTCAAGCACTGTATTGTGCCAATGGCCAAAAGCAACTATCAACCGGTTACTGATCTCTCAACACTCAAACAACTAAACAAATATGCTAGAACTTAAAATTCAATGTCAAGACGCAGACGAAGCTCGTATGTACCTTAATGCAGTGCAGTATCACAATTTGCTAGACGATCTACGCAATGCGCTTCGCAGTGCACAAAAGCATGGAACTGATCAGGATGTGGTCAAAGTTGTCGAAAACTTCTTTCCAGATATTACCATTGCTTGCGACAACCATCAAGGACCGTACTAATGTTCTTACAGCTTTTAGACCAGCTGTTTGTGTGGTTTGCAAAGCTGTTAAGTTACATAGCTGTAGCACTCATACTAAGCTTATGGTCACTGGTTTTTATTGCCATTGTTGCTAACATTTATAAACTAATAAAATGAAACCTAAATTTAACTTAAAACGCGAATTCAACCAGTGGTTTTTTGACGAACAATATCCAGAAATGGGTTCAAATCGTGCACAAGTCTATGGTTACGGCAATCCAGGCAACAAGGACAACCGTGACTACTGGATGGGCCAGGCATTTGAAGCCGGTGCACAGGCTATGTGGAATGAAATCAACTATACTCTGGCTCAGTACGCTTGTGCAGTTGAGGGTTGCGACCCTTATATGATCGAACCATGCGAAGTATATGACAGTGCTCGTGAAAGCTTGCACTATCACATCCACCAACAATTGAGGTTATTTCCATGAAAGTAAAAATCGGTAAATACACTACTTGGGTTGGACCTTATCAGATTGCTGATGCGCTCTGCTTTTGGGTCAAACCTGTGCGTGATGAATATGGCATGAAGTCCAAGCCAGACTGGGTTCATGAATTTGGTACTTGGTTGGCAGAAAATCGTGATGGAACTGACAGCTGGATTACTCGTGTGTGCCAGTGGGTTGAGTCCAAGAAGTCTCGTCAAATTTATGTGAAAATTGATCGTTGGGACACTTGGGGCATGGACCACACACTGGCACTGATTGTGTTGCCAATGCTCCGTCAACTGCAAGCCACCAAGCACGGTGCGCCATACGTAGACGATGCAGATGTGCCTGACGAACTCAAAAGCACCTCAGCACCACCCAAAGAGCATGAGTATGATACTGATGCCAACCACTTCCACCGCTGGGATTGGGTGTTGAATGAAATGATCTTTGCCTTTACCGCCAAGCGTGATGGTACATGGCAAGACAAGTACTCTAGTGGTGTGCATGACTGGAGTTCGGAACCTTGTGCATGGGATGACTCAGGCAAGCCTACAATGTATCGTATGATTACTGGCCCCAATGACACTTACAAGTGCGACTATGATGCAATGGCCGTTGAACAAGCACGTATCACCAACGGCTTTCGACTATTCGGCAAATACTACGAGAATTTGTGGGATTAATATGACTGTTTTAACCATTGTTGCCTTAATCTGTGCTGTGGTGATTGTTGGAGGTATTGTGTGGTTTGCACAACAAAATCCCACGATTGTGTGCAACTCCAACGGCTGTACTGGCAACTGCGACCAGGGCCGCTGTTGCACTTGTGTAAACGACCTACCAGACACCAACCCCAACTGGCCATTTCCACACAATCGACCATAAGTGTTGCGTTTTAGCAACAAATTTCCGCCACAAGTGTTATCTTGCACTTGTGGCTTTTGTTCGTTTGCGGTATAATATAGGCTATAAAGGAGAAATTATGATTAAACCAAACACACTTTGTATGATTCGTGGTGTTCCACACGGCCAGCTTGGATCGGACTGTAACGGCAAAATTGTGGTTGCTACCAGCCTAATGCATGACGACGTGTGGAGTATTACTCCCAACGTGGTTACCGCTGTAGGCGGCGGTTTGCGCAGGCTGGTTGCTAGCCGTGCACACTACTTACACCCACTGGACAATCCACCAGAAGGTGCCCTCGATACCATTTCAACACGCAAGGAACTTGTATGACACAAATTGTAATCAACTGTGAACATGGCGGATTTGGTCTTAGCGATCAAGCACAAGCACGTTATCGTGAGCTAGCTGGAATACCAGTTGCAGAGTTTCGCTGGGAACTTGATCGCAGTGATCCGCACTTAGTACAAACAGTACTTGAGTTGGGTGAAGCGGCCAATGGCCGCTATGCTGACCTAAAAGTGGTGACCATTCCTGACGATGTTGAGTGGACAATCTGTGAATATGATGGGTGTGAGTGGGTTGCTGAAGCTCACCGTACTTGGAGTTAACATGACACTACAAGCACTATTACCACCACGACTGCGTGAGTGGTCAGAAATCGGCCCCGTACAACGTGCAGAACTGGAAGAATTTGCACACAGGTTGTTAGCACAACAAACCAAGGCAATTACAGCTGATGGTGTGTTAGTCCAGGCTGGAGCCGAAGTATGGATCATTGACGGTGTTGGCGGCGTAAAACCCACCAGCGTTCGCAATACCGAGGCTGTTACCAACTACTACCTATTCGGCAACATTCCTGTAGCCCACAGCTTTTCAACTCGCGAAGCTGCACTCAAATATCAAAAATACCATGCCAATTAAACCCACACATCAAGCCGCTTATGATTACGCAATGGCCACACTCAAGCAGTCCGCAGGAGAAATCATGCTGGACAAAGCTCTCCGCACCTTAGGGTCGGACAATCAAATCATTGATCTTTGCGAGCCTATTTTAGTAGCTTACCGCAAACTACTTACTGAAGTCATAGGTCTGCAACTTATGGACTGGCTGGACTGGTGGATGTATGAAACGGACTATGGCACTAAAGCAATGGAGTTCACTATAGACGGTACCAGCTATGACCCTACCACAATGACACTTTACCGATTCTTGGAGACTGTTGATGCGAATGCTTAAACACAGGCTTCATGAGGGCATCAACACCATTGAGCACTTTGGCACAATGCAGCTCAAGTACTTAGACTATCAAGATGGGAAACTACACGGTTGGTTTTTACAACACGATGGCACAGAACCAGACAGCTACCAAGTGTACATTGCACTTACTGGTGAAACAGTACATGACGAGTACCAGTACGTGACGAGCACTCAAACACAAATTAGTGGTGGTTACTACGTGGTACATGCCTACGACTAAAAACACTGACCCTAAGCCGCCAAATTTCAGCACCATAAAACACTCGCCAAAATATAAAAGCAGAGTATAATTAACACATGAACACACAATACTTGATCTGTAAACTGCAGGAGGAAGCAGCTGAGGTAATTCAAGCGGTAAGCAAAATCAACCGTTTTGGTGAACAAAACAAACACCCAGACAGAACAACCACCAACAAACAAGAACTGGTAGGTGAATTAGAAGATTTTCTTGCAATTCTCGCAGTTCTTGAACAGACCCAATGGATCGACTTGACCCTAAGCAGCAACAATATCAAAACCAAGGCAATCGGACTGCTTAAAAATAACTAAACGAGATTTACAAATATAACGATCTCAGGCTCACATAAAAATACACCTTGATTTCTTCGAAAAAGTGTGCTATAATATTAGTAATTAAAGAAGATAAGTACTAGGGCAGAGTGTTATTTTATAGTAACCTCGGGGAAGTTAGAAAGTCCATAGATCTTTCTAATCTTCCACGATTTGGTAAACTGTACTAAATAACAGGCTCTGCCCTCCAACTGCCTAAATAGGGCCACTATTTGTGTTTTCTATACTAAAGATATTGTGTTTTCTATACTAAAGATATTGTGGTTGGCTGTATCACACCGTACAAACCGTGGATTATGCCCCACTTTCCCACTCACCAACTAAACCTGGTGACCCCCAACCGACCCACTTTAGGGTCATACTACAATTCCAATGAACGACATTAAATTACTAGATTTTCCACAACTTGCCAAAGATTTTCAACAAACCTTTGTGCAGCTACGAGACGAACGATTAGCTTTAGCACAACGATTAGCAGAACGCAAGTATAGACAACAGTGGCAGCAAACTTATGATGGACTGCAAAACTTTGACAGCGAAGCTGGCAGTGATGGCATAGCCGAAGCTGTCACAGAAACACTAGGCGAATTTGACCCAGGCAGAGTCCAGCTTAGTGATACAGTCATACAGCAGTGCCGCCAAGAAGCCAAAGCGGCTGTGTGTGAAGCTTGGGCAGTAAAAAATATGATTTCACAAAAGCTAAGTTGGCTGCCACATCAGATGTTAGCATATTTTGGTACTTGGCAAGCTGTTCGAGATGAGTCGGGTAAGTATTCGGCAACGCTTACCTGGGATATGAACACACGACAGCGTGGAGATTACTACGCCTTAGGGTCGGGACTGCTAGCTACTAGTGCTCGCACAAATTTCTTCAAGGATGCGCCTAAGGGTAATCAGCAGTATAAATCCATTATCAATCCAATGGTTCCAATAGTCCTGGCTGGATTTAAAAAGTATCAAGGCATTAAGTACTCGGACTGGAGTCTTGAAGGTCTGGAAACTCTACTAGACGCAGAGCTGGCAAAGCTTGTTGGTGTTACGGTGCCAGAAATCTCCCACAGCGACCTACTTGCACTACGCAACACTGCCATAACAGATCGTAGCGGCCCAAGGGCAGGTATCCCCAATAACCCAAGTACCTGCACCAAGCTCAATCACTTGGCAGATACGGCTTTGGGACACCTACCTAAACTTGCCAAATATATGGTATTACAAACTTGGGCATGTCACCCAACCAATCGCAACGAGTACATGATTCTTGATCCCAATGACTGGGATGCGATCCCAGAACCTCTAATCAGCAAAGATATTTTCTTGCAACAAACCGCAAAGCCTGTAGCTACTAGAGTAGCTCAGTTTGCTGATAACACAGACCTGCCTTGGCTATAATGGAGACTCAAATGCGTTATACCAAAGAAATTTGTGACCGTATGGTCCAAGACTACCAAGCCCAGGTGCCAGTACATGAAATTGCCATGCAACTAGACGTACCAGAGCGATCGGTAATTGCCAAGCTTAGTTCACTAGGTGTCTACCAAAAGAAAACCTACACCAACAAACGTGGTGAGGTGCCGGTGAAGAAGTCGGAGCATATTGAAAGGATTG